ACCGCAGTAAAGGCTCTTATCTCTTCTGGAGCTATGGATCACTATAAATACAGTAGAAATAAAATGCTTTTTGAATATAGTATTGCAAGCGACTTAACTAAAAAAGAGTCTGAAATATGTAGAAAATATATATCAAATAATAGTAGTCTCAAAAGCATACTGAGCAGCTTGCTGAAAGACAAGATCACAAGCAGGCGTCGAAATATTGTTGAGAACCATCTTAGGTCTATAGATAATCCTCCTTTTGATCTAGAAGACTCTATAGAATGGATATCAGATAAAGAATATGAACTATTAGGATATTCCATTTCCTGTTCTAAGATAGATATGTATGATATTTCTCATACAAATTGTACTTGTGGTGAATTTTTAAACAGCACAAAGAAAGATATTGTTATAGCTGGTGAGATTGAGAGTATTAATGTTGTTAAAACTAAAACAGGAAAAAGCAAAGGCTCAGATATGGCTTTTGTTAGCATGTCTGATAATAGTGGTGTTATAGATTCTGTAATAATATTTCCAGAAGCTTACAGAACTTATCAAAATATTTTATTCGATAATAATGTAGTAATAGTTAAAGGCACAAAGTCTAAGGAAAAAGATAGTCTGATAGCAGAGAAAATATTTATACCACAGGCTTGACAGCCAAGCCTTGAACACTATAATACTAAGTGTACGTTACATTTTTGAACTTTTGAAGGAGTTTTGATATGAATCAAGTTATTTTACGTGGAAATTTGACAAGAGACCCGGAACTTAGGACTATTGATAATGGAAGTAGATCTATTTCTGTAATCAATTTTACAGTTGCTGTTTCTCGTGAATACACGAAAGCAAATGGAGTGAGAGATAAGATTGTTTCCTACATTCCTTGTGAAGCATGGGATTCTGGAGCTGAGCTGATTGCTGAGTCTTTCAGAAAGGGCGATCTAGTTTTTGTCGAAGGCTCTATGCGTAATGACAAGTGGGAAAAGGATGGTGTGAAGCATAACAGCATGAAGGTTAGGGTTAATAATTTCTCTAAGCTTACTAAGCTGAAAAAGAATGCGCATAGCACACAACAAGAAGAAGAAGCAGTAGCATTCTAATTTAAATAAATATCTAGCACATAGGAGATCTCTAGTTATATGAGAAAAAAAAGAATATTAATGGTTGGTGAGCATCATGTCGCTAAATCAGGATTCGGCTTATATACTAGAGAAATCCTATCTAGATTGCATAAAACCGGAAAATATGTTGTTGCAGAATTAAGTTGTTTCAATAATGGTCTTGAATCTTCTTCTGTTCCTTGGAAGGTATATCCCAATGCTGTGCCACCAAAACACGAATTAGAAAAACAGTACAACTCTGATGGAGCAAATGTTTTTGGAAAATGGAGATTTGATCAAACAGTTCTAGATTTTAGACCAGATATTGTGTTTGATATCAGAGATTTTTGGATGTTAGAATATCAAGCAACATCATTACTTAGACCATATTTCCATTGGGTAGTTGCACCAACAGTAGATTCTATTCCACAACAGCTTCATTGGCTACAAACTTTTAGTACTGCTGATATCGTTCTAGCTCACACAGATTGGGCTATTGATTATATGAAAGAAGTTGGACATAATATAAATGCCATCACTAGTGTTTCTGATTCTGTTGACACAGATGTTTTTTCTCCATTAAATTATTCACTAACTCTCAACAGGGCTCAGCATTTAATTCCAGAAAATGCTTTTATTGTCGGTTCTGTAATGAGAAACCAAAAAAGAAAACTTATTCCTAATTTGATGGGGATAATAAAAAACTTAAGAGCTTTTACTGAACGAACAGACATATATCTATATTTACACACAAGCTTTCCTGAAAGAGCTGGCTGGGACATCCCTTCTTTGCTGCAAGAGTATGACGCATATAATTTTGTATTGTTTACTTACTTATGCCATAATTGTGGTAAAGCATATGCTTCTCATTGGAAAGGCGATAAAACAATATGCACATTTTGTGGACAAAAATCTGCTGCCTTCCCTAATGTTGTAAAAGGATTAACAGATACTCAGCTAAAGAAGATTTATAATTTATTTGATGTTTACATGCAATATGCAATATGTGAAGGGTTGGGAATTCCACAACTAGAAGCTGCATCTTGTGGGGTTCCTATATGTTCTGTTGATTATAGTGCTATGAGTGAAGTAACAACAAAATTAAACGCAGATAAAATATCTTATACTTTATTTAAAGAGTTAGAAACAGGAGCATATAGAGCAGTCCCTAATGATGGAGAAGCTGTTGCCACATTATATAGATATCTGCAACAAAACCAAGCAACAAAAAAGCAAAAGAAAAAGGATATTAGAGAAAAAATTCTAGAAAATTATAGTTGGGATAAGACAGCAGAAAAATATATAGAAATTTTTGATAGTATAAAACCTAAAAATATTTGGGACATGCCTTTATCAGTAAATCCCTCTTTTAAAATAAATAATACTTCTAGTCATAGACAATTTGTTACAGACATTGTTAAAAATGTTATTCAAAGTCCACACATATTAAATAGTACATATATACAGAATATGATCAGGCACTTAGATGAGGGTTATATAAATAATGGTGGGAATATTGTTCCGTTTAATACTGAAATGGCAAAGAAAAACCTAGAGGGACTACTGAATCATAAAGTTTTATTAGAACACATAAGATCAAAAAAGGGTATAGATAATTCTGAATTTCTAAAATATGGACAAACATAAAAACATCTTATATATAGGACCATATAACGAGGAATCAAATAGGGGCAGAGTTTCTTTAATCAATGTAAAAGCTCTGAATAAAATAGGACACAGGCTTAAGGCTGTACCGATTTATTATCCAGGCGAAAAAAACAAAGAAACTCCCCAGGATCTCTTACCATTAGAAAATAATAATCTAGAACATTATGATATTTGTATACAGCATTGTGATCCGATGCAGTATTCATTTAATAATAACATAGATAAAAATATTGGTATATACACACCAAATAGCGTCACTTCTGAGCCAATTATTAATACCAGAATGGCATTGCTAGATAATATTATTGTTTATTCAAAAAAAATATATACTCAACTTCCACGGATATTGTCGCAACATATTCTTAATAAACTTAGATATTGTCCTAAATATATAGATCTTGATTATATTATCAATTATAAAAAAGAACTACTAGATTGGACAGACAGCCAAAGATACTACTTTTATTCTGAATTAGAATTTACTGAAGAGTATGATTGGGAAAAATTGATTTATGTATATCTAACAAGCTTTATGAATAAAAATGCTGGGCTGATCATAAAAACAAAAAACATTGCTGATGAAGAACAAGCTAGTTATATTACTAATAAAATTAATAATATAGCTATGTATGCTAATATCAAACCAAATAAAGATAATATGCCCAAGATATTAAATGGTGTTTTTGATGAAGACACTCAAATGAGAATCTATAACTCTATCCACTGCTTTATAGACTGCGGAAGAAATTATGACTATAATAATAATATCCTGGTTGCAGCAGCCCTGCAAAAACGGATAATCTGCAATTCACAATTATCGACATCAGATTTTTTTCCAGAAATGTATAAAGTAAATGCTATAGCATGTAATGTTAATTATAGTTTTAATAACGATTTATTATCTTCTTCAATGTATGAACAACATTATTCCATGGAATGTAATAGCCTAAAAGAAACTATGAATTTAGCATATGATAATAGATATTTAAAAGAAAAAATTAGTTATGAACAATTAAAACCATACGATATATCTAATATTAATAATTTATTATGCTAGTAAATAATATATTACTAAAAAATACTAATGCTGATATTAATATACTTTATTCTCACTCAGATAATAAAGCATTTATCAAATTATTAAAAAGTATTTATGGATCAAATCATATAGCCCTATTAGAAGAGTCTGTCTTTGCTCATAAAAGTATTGATTTAATAATATGTAATAATAGATTAGATATTCTCGAAGGATGTCTTTCTTTATGTAATTATTTACACGTACCATTATTAATAGTTGAACATAAAATTAAACCTGAGCATTTGCATATTAGTCAAATAATATCTCCTAATATTACTCATCATACTGTTGCTATTAGTAATGAAATAGCTAGATCATGGGGTGTCGAATCTTTTAATGAAATTATTGATATAGACATTACCGATACAAAAAGCATTAATAGCTGGAAAAAGACTATTGATAATAAAACAAAAAAGCCATTTAAGATTATTACCCAAAAAACTTTAGAAACACAACATCATGAATAAAAATATAGCAATATTAATAGATGAAGAAATAGAATATCCAAAAGATTACCAGTGTTATTTAATAGATGATATAACAGAAATAAAAACGGAATATGAAAATATTTACATAGGAGATCTTATAGATTATATCCCTATAAACCAGGTAAAAGAAACCTTACAAGAAATAATAGATAAATTAGTTAAAAACGGTAGGCTTTCCATAAAAGGTCCAGATATTTTGCAGCTGTGTTGGTATTGTTCTAAACTCAATCTTGATGTTAATAAGTTTAGATATATCGTATATCAAACTGGCAGAAAATCATGTTATTCAATGGATGAAATTATTCTAATACTTAGTAATATCCCAGGAATAAGTATAGAGTCTGCTTCTTATGTAAATCTTTATGAATACTCCATAGTAGTGAATAAAAATGAATAAAATTAGTTTTGTTATCACATCACCACATTATGACGGTGGTATAAAATCAATAGGCTCAAAGTGCATATATAGCCTTAAAAAGCAAACAATTATAGAGAAACAATGTAAGGCAATAGAGAAGTATTGTAAAAATACTGACTATGAAATTATATTTGTAAATAATGTCGATCACCACAAAACTAGTAAATTTTTAGAACAGAAAAAGCTAGATATTAAATATGTTTATTTAAACCAAAAAAACATTAACCACTCTGGTTGCTTTCTTAAGGGTTTACAACTTGCCAAGTACGACACAATATTTAATATAGAATGTGGCCTAATACTCTCACACTACGCCATATCAGATATTTTAAAAAATAATCTTGATTGTGATATCAATGTTGGCTGTGTGGGAAATAAGCATAAGCAAAATATAGACCTAGAAATTGGATGCATAGTTCAAGACAATCAAAATATCAATAATATATTTTTTGGACTAGATAATAAATATATTGGAATCACCTGCATAAATGAAAGATCTAAACAATTCATACTAGAAAATTTTACGATAAATAGAGATAAAAATAAATATCTATTTGAAATCATTAATGCTTGTGTTGCTAAAAATTTTGTTTGTAAGAAAACAGATTTAAAAAGCAAAGACGTACATCTAATTTTTAATAAAAAGTCACTACAACAATATATAGGTGTTTAAATGACCAATACACACAATGTGAGTAAGCCGTATATTTCTAAAAGTCTAGGAATAGCATGTTCTGTATTTTCTTCTGATAGTTATGAAAGTAAGTGCTTTAAAGAACTTCTGCAATTAATGATGGATGATGACTTTAAGAAAAGTTTTAACTATGCAATTTATTGCGATGACTTTATGGTTAAAGCTAATATGTTTATGCCAAGATTTCATATATACTATTTGAATAGTGAAACCAAAGATATTATCATAATGGATGAACATCTAATCGACCTGCCTCAAGTGTATAATCATCATCGATATTATATATATGATAATCAAGAACTTTTTGAAAAATTTGAAGAAAAATATGATAATGTAGCACATATTAAATCTATTAAGGATATAGACAATGTATCAACAAATGAATGATATAAATAAAAGAAAACTTCTTCACAAGTTATATGTAGAAGAAAAGAAATCTTTTGGAGAAATAGCAGCACAATATGACACCTATCCTAATAAAATCAGAAGGGATGCAATTAAGTTTAATATTCCCATTAGAAATAAAAAAGAAGCGCAAAAAAATGTTTTGCAGCTGGGTAAGGCATCTCATCCGACTAAGGGAAAAATAAGAACAGAGGAAGAGAAAGACAAGATTTCATTAGGTGTTTATAATGCTTGGGAAAATATTTCTGAACAAGAAAGAAAAAAAAGAAAACTAGATAGTAAAAAAAGATGGGATAATCTTGACGATAAAACTAAACAAAATATGCTACACTCTGCACATGTGGCCATTAGAAAATCTAGCGTAGAAGGTTCTAAACTAGAAAAGTTTTTATTGGCTAGTTTGATAGAAAATGGATTTAGGCCCGAATTTCACAAAGAGGAAATATTAGCTAATACTAAATTACAAATAGACATTTATGTTCCAGAGAAAAATGTAGCAATAGAAGTTGATGGACCTTCTCATTTTGAACCAGTGTGGGGCCAAGACTCATTAAATAAAAATAAGAAGTATGATGAGAAAAAAACAGGATTGATACTTGGCAAAGGCATGAAGCTGATTAGAATAAAACAGACAAACGACTATTCTAAAGCAAGAGCTAACATGCTTTCAGAAAAATTAATGCAAACACTAAGGACCATTGATAAATCAAAGGATAAACTATTTCACATAGAGGATAATAATGAGTAAAAATAAGAAACCCAGTATTAATGATATTGAATGGACAGATTACGTTTTGGAGCTTCTTTCAGATGATGAAAAGATCAAAGGAAATCCAACAACAGATGGATTAAGAAGAATTTTTGAAGTAGCTATGAACTGTTCTATTACAGAATCATTGTCAGAAGTATGCCAGTCTCCTGACCCTAATAATGGCAATAGGGCCACTGTGGTGCATTCTCTGACCTATATTTTAAAAGATGTCAGTCAGGATAGCCCTTTTAATACCATCACCGTAAATGGGGCAGCAGATGTTTATTGGGGAAACTGTGATAAAATCTTTAGAAACCATCCTGTGGCGGTTGCAGAAACTAGAGCAGAAGGACGGGCATTAAGAAGAGGCTTAAGACTTCGCAAGGTTGTGGCTGCTGAGGAAATTGCAGAAGAAATAGAAGATGATATTGATGGACATAACGCTGGAAAGATTTCCAACAATCAGTTAAATTTTATGGACGTTCTTTGTAAGAGACTAGACATTAATGCCGCTAAATATTTAGAAAGTATGGATTTGTCAGTAGATATTGATAAACTTGACCATAACAATGGTGTATCTATTATAAGACAGTTATCTAGTTATCAACAGGATACTAGCAATATACCCGAAACCATCTTAGGATATGAGGAAGGCTGGAAATGAAAGCATCATATAAAGTAAGCGATACATTACAATTCGAAGTTGAAGGCGAAGGCCAAAAAGAAATTTTTAAGGAACTATCCTCTATTCAAGAAATCTTTGGTGAATCAGAATGTGGTATGTGTAAAAATACCAATCTTAGATTTGCTGTAAGAACAGTAGAAGATAATGAATATTATGAACTTAAATGCACTAAATGCGGAGCTTCTCTTGCGTTTGGTCAACATAAAAAGGGAGGAACTCTTTTTCCAAAGCGTAAAGATGATAAGGGTGAATATATGCCCAACAGAGGATGGTATAAATGGAAGGGCAATTAATTGAAATAGGAAAACCATTCACTGTAAAATTTACCAAGCCTATTTTAAATCCTTTGAATCAGTGGAGAGTTTTTAGTCAAAAAGGATTGAGTGTTGGGGTTAGTAGTTCTCCTCAATATCCTGGACTAAGTATATTAGGAAGTACAGCAACAGACCCAGAACAATTACAAAAAGATTTTGGGTGTTGTTGTAATCCGTGTAGGGAGGTTTTTACTGATTTGTATTTTGATATTAATGCTTACCATCTCTGTAATAGAGCCCATTTTGATTTATATGTGCTAGATTATCAAGCAACCAATGATAGTGATGGTGGTCTATTCTACATATGGATTGGTCATGCTAATGTAAATAGTGCTAAAGACAACCTTCAGAACTCACCCAACAATGGAAATGCTCCAACCATAAATGATTATGACTATTTCATGGTACCAGAAAGCACTTTGGCTATTGCTAATGCAGGAAAAACAGCAGAACAATGTTGTGAGATGCAGTTTATACTTTGGCCTTCACCTTTTCCCTCTAGACTGTTTTTAACAGATGAATACATCAGGGTAACAAATGACGATTTTTCTTATCCTATTCAGGGGGAAATGTACATAAAATCTGTAGGCAATGTAACATTAGATCAAAGAGAATTCGAAAGTGTTCATACTAATATAGCATACGCAACCGTTAAAACCCCAGCAGATGATGATGTTAATACATGTGATTTTGTTGGGCGGATCCCTCGTCTAAACCAAGGCCCATCTCAAGGCGAGAAAACACCAGATGGTTGTTGTGTGTTACTAGGAGAGGCAAATCTAAATCCTGGAAGTGCAGTTAGTCTAAACTTGTGTGGAGGTTGTGTCGGATGCAAAACGCACAAGGAAGTCTTTGGTAGCAGTGAGAGTCTGTCGGTGCGATGGGGATTTCAGCACACTGTCCGTTCCAATCGCGGCGACATACTATTTCCCCACGACATTCTACCGCAATTTGATAGTGGCTTAATAGGACCGCTTGAGAGTCCGTCTCACACGATAGATGTCGGTAAACACAGATACGAGTACTCGATGTCTGCGACGATCCAGCAATCGCACCTCAGGATAGTTTGTGCGGTATCTCCCAACCAAGCTCCAAATTTTCGAACAACGCCTGGGCAAATACTTATCGCGTTTAGCGAGTACGCTTGCCAAACATACAACACTCTTACTTTTAACGGCGAACGAACCAATGCCAATAACACATTAGTCGTGCAAAACCAACATTCCCCCGTTGCTGGTGGCGAAACGAGATGGGAGTTTGTTGGCGCAAGATTACACGGACAACGAGTACCCGCAAGCGTCTTCAGGCCAGCCGCTACTAACAACTCGGTTTGGTACCAAGTACCTGGGGCCTACGCTAAGGAGTCAACGCTTATAGGATACCCTGGGGCTTTCCCGTACAGCGCAAATATGAACGTTCGCCATTCAGACGCTACGGGGAGGGGGGCTGCGCAATGGGAGACGTTTTTCGTAGATTTTACAGTAATAATTTACGACGTATACATCACGAGCACAGGGCGATCTGTCGGCCTCTATCACGTTGGCCCAACAAGTCCTGGAACAATAAGACCAACTGTTTTAGTAGGCCATTAACCTAATGAACCTTGGCGACCACCTAGAACGCGGCCTGTCCGCTGTTAGAATTAAAAAACCAACAAGCCTATTGAATACAACCCAGATGATAAATTATTATACAGGTGTTATACATTTCCTTAATAACGGACTCCATACTAGACCAGGAGGACAATTTCCAGGGTCAGGGACATCTGGCGGCACTGGATCAAGAGGATCGTCGCTCCCAGGATAATTTCCTGTACAATCAACAATAGGTATACTAATCATACATGGAGCACCCCATTTATTAACACTATCATAACCTAGCACCTGGGTTCCTCCAGCACTACTTAAATTTTGTCCGAATAATTCAGATATGCTATATAAAGCAGGTTTTCCTTGTGGGCCAAACCCATACAGATAACCGTCTTGCTGCTGTATTGGCTGACCAACGCCAGGTGAAGCAGAACAGCCACCAGAATTGCCTTTTATGAAGCTGTCAGAATGATTAAGAACAATATAATCAGCACCAGCACCAAAATGATATGCAACAATATTAGCTCCAGCAGGAATGCCTTCTCCTATAAAATCATGAACTGTAATTATTCCACCAGGAATATTTTTATTATAAAAGCCAGGAACATTTCTAACACTAGCAGTAGCCCTTCCTCCAGGGAATAGATCATCTTGTAATGTTCCGATAACAAGAGATGCTGATGGTGGAGAAACCCAAACAGCTCTTGCCGCATCCCACCTTAAGTCTATAGGTCCACATGGCCAGCTAGTAGGATTTGCAAGCCAATTATTATTAAACGATCCTCCTCCACCACCAGGAACAGGATTTCCATCAGTATCATATCCCCAAGAATGTAATAAAAGCGGACCTCTCAGTGCTGCCGCTCTGAATGCTGTTTGTTGATCTCTAAAATTAGCTTGAGTTAAATTAGCAGCAAAAGTATTAGCTGGAACACTTCCAAAACTAATATATTCTGTGTAAAAGCCCCTACTATTTCCAGCTCCTCCAAAATTGCTCATACTTGCACTAGTAGAGTATGGATTTAAGTGTATGTTTTGTATTGGTAAAATTTGCTGTCCGCCTATTGGTGGAACTCTTGGTTTTGTTGCATTTAAAGGATAGTTATTGATGGCATTTCCTAATGCTGGAGTAATGTTTGGCATATAGCTAGAACTAGCAAAAGGACTTGTTACAACAGGACTAAAAATCATATCAAGACTAACTATAGCATATTTTTCATAATTGTCTCCATCCTGAAAATAATCGCTGGTATATTTTTTATCTATCCCAGCTTCTATCCTACCAGGAAAACCACCATCAGGATAACTCATAATCAAAACATTATTTAAACTACTAGAAGAAGCACTTAACGGAACGCTAGCCTGTTCAAAGAATTTCTCCCTAACACTACCAAAAGTTCTCATACCTTGAGAAAATGCTCTTATTGTGTCAAAATTTAATTCTTTTAATATATTAGCATTTGCTCGTCTTGCTGAAATATTAAGTTTTGTATAATTATTAAGAGCTTCAGCACTTTGTCCAAATTTTTGTACATATGTTTGAAAGTTATATGTCGTTGTAGCCCCACTACGATCTATTTTATAAACTATGCTACTAATAGTTGGTTCATATTCCATATTCCTTTTTGGTGTTTCTGCTACTGTCATACTACCAGACTCATATTTATTACGAGTTTTCAAAGCATCAACAGCAATACGGTTACCAGCCGTATTCATATTAGCATAACCTCCATATGTCCAAGGATTTAAATCTTCTATAATTTTAAAGTCAGTACCACCATCAGTTGTGGGGCTCAAGTTACCTATAAAATGAGAATACCACGGACCATAATTAACAACATTACTTTTCATTGGAATGGCTATTCTATCGAATCTTCCTGCTGCTAGTGTTTCTTTAAAAACATTTGTATAACTATAATCAGTAGTGCCACCAAATCGGCTAAAACCATTAGCGTCTCCAACAAGCAATTCCAACATTCTTAATCCCATATTATTTGCTCGTGGAGGGCCGTAAAATCTTTGAGGGATCATATTAGGCATTTTTATAAGTATGCCAAGAGTATTTCCATTATCATAATTATAACACTTACCATCAACTTCAGCCTTGGTAAATATGTGTGTACCTGCTGAAATCCAATCTCCTTGTAAACTAGTAGGATCAAATACAAAACTTCTGTTATAAGGCCCCATAGTTCTGTCCAAAGAGTCTCCATTTCTTATTCCACAGAAACATGTAACCTTTCCGCTGCCATCTCTAAATGCACTAAAATCATTTAATCCCAATGGAGGATAAGCTTGACTGTCCCACCATCCAGAATCGGTGGGTTCATCTGCCATAAAAGCAGAAGATCCTTGACCTAAAAATATTCCTGTTCGTTGGGTATTTCCTGTTAGATCAAATGCACAAGTTGGTTTTGGTAACAAACACATATAATATTTACCATAATATGAATCATAAAAGTTTTTTATCCAAGCATAACACAATTCTTCGTAGACTAATTCTCCAGCACTTTTTTTTGTGGTAAATTTTACAGCCTCGACGCAAGCTTGAGAAACTGTGTGTGTATCCCCACCAAAAGAACTGGCCACTTTACTATAGGCGGTGAGCCAATCTATCCCAAGATGATTCATACAACTACGAGACAGACTGTTTGGATTTAATATACCATAAAGTTTCCATGTTGCAAGAGTGCCTGTTGCTAATAATTCTGCCTCATTTAACATATGATAATCAAAAAAACCACCAAACCCACTAGTAGACAAACCTATTTTTAATGTTTGAACATTGATACGAACATTAAAACCAGGACCATACGCTAATATTGGCCAATTATTATCGTCAAACCCTAATACAAGTGCAGCACTATGTTCTCTATCGTTAGTTTCTCTTCCTGCGCTCTGATATTGGTTTGGTAAATACATTTCTTTAATATAGTTTACTTTTGAACCTATTACAACTCTGCGTGTTTTTTCATTTTTAAATTCTGCGCCTATAGAATAATCTAAAAGAGTACCCTCGGCGTCAGCAGCATTTATCATATTCTGGATTATTCCAAAAGTTGTCTGTCGTTTTTTATCTATAAAAGATATTAGTATATTGTTTCCAGCTGGAGTATGAAAAGTCCAATCGTATCCAGCCTCTTCTGCAACATTGTTAAGTAACTCTAATAATGTCATTGTTTTAGCGCTAGTGCCAACATATGGAATTTCTGCAGCTATATCTCTAAAACTATTTACCCATATGTACAGCGGATATGAAGCTGTATTAAACCAAGATGGAGGATAATTTACTAATGCTTGTAATATGTTATAGTATGTTGTAGTTCCTTGCCCAACTTTTCCACCAGTGTGAGCGCCAAAATAATTACAATTACCAATATCTGGTAAAACTTTACCATAATTAGTCTGGTTAGCAGTTTCACCAACATTACTTAGTATCCTTCTCCCCCAAGACTGGTATTCTAAAGGTCTATGTACATTTTTAGCGTTCCAAGGAGTAGGTCGAACAATAGTTGCCACCCCGCCAGCCATAACATAGTCTGTGGTGCCACTCCATTCATTAAGACAAATATCATATCTAGCAATAGCTTCTTTCATATCCACAATATCTATTTTTGTTTTTGGTCCAGATTTATTATAAGTATGAATTACGCTTTTAATCATACCTCCAAAACCAAAATCATCACATTTAAAGATTACTACTCTTCCTACAGATTCTACAGTGTTTAGGTGGATACCAGATAGCTCTATAGAAAGAGTGCTGCTTTGATCGCCAAGACCTAAATTACAAGTAAAGCCAATAATTTTCTTATGTGGATCATCTGGTCCTGTTTTATCTCCTAAAACCTTCTTTGGGGCAGTTGGGGCGGAGGGCCAAGAGTTTGCCCTCTCAACATAAGTAAAGGTATATTGTGGAGCAATAGATTGACATGTCATAATATTTCCTCATTAATTTATGCATCTGTCTGATGTGATAACCTTATTCTGATATGAATCAAAAATGATATTTACAAAAATATTTGTATTTTTAGTAATGTTAATGGTCCTTGTTTGTTGATAAAGATATAGGTTCCTTAAATCATTTTCTTCCGGAACAATATTATATACACCAGGAGGCAATTGGATTAAAACCGAACGATCATGAAACACTTTATTGTAACCATAAGGACCAGTAACTCTAAATCGTATTTTGCCAGGAGTGGTTTGTATAGTTAAGCTGTTAGTGTACGATGTATTTGGAGATATTTCATATACACTTGTATTAATAATAATATCAGGCTGATTAGGTGTTACATCTGTAGATGGTGGATTTTGTATACCAGGCATTGCTTCGCCTGGATTTGGTGTTTCAAGTAAATTGACTAGATTCAATAAAATATCTCCATATTCAAAATTCAATATTTCTGCAGTAGTGTCCAATTCATTTATAATAAAGTCTAATGCAGATACATAGAAGTAGTCATAGTTTGTATCATTAATTTTTTGTAATTTATTTCCATATACATCTCTTATCTTTACTATATAAACTCCGTAAGGAATTTGCGATGCATCAAAAACATCTAAAGCATTATTATTGTAATATAATTCAGTAAGACACTTACTTGTTTGGTCATAAAAATAATAAGAAATACTAAATTCTGCATATGCTCCTTGGGGAACTATTGTTATAGATGCACTATGATCGTAATATTCTGTAGCCTTTGAATACATATTTTCTGATAAGCCAAAACTATTTAAGGCCACAAGAAAATTCTTATTTTGCACAATTTCAACCTGGGAGCTATTGCAGTCAAAGTCTATACTCTCTATGCTGTCTGATCTTAAATTTTGAGAAGTCTTTGGATTGTTTAAAAAGTCTATTCTATACATAAATCCAGCATTGTATTTACCATATAAGTTTGATGTTTGCATAACACTACTTTTGACATCCAAGGAAACAAAATCTCCAATATCAAAATCATAATTAAATAACCCTATTGCATAATTATGTTTATATTGTGCTGTATTCAGGTCTGTAGTTAATACAGATCCCTTAAGTAATTTAATAGTATTAATATTGTTGTTGATTTCAGTAACAATCTTGATTTTACTTCCATCAGGAAGCAATAAATAAATTGATGAATTAAGTATATCTATATTTGTATCTGTTAAATCAAAACCCTGATAAATAGACATGGTATAAAACCAATCAGAATTATTAAGTCCTAAAAATTTAATATTTAATATTGAATATGTTTCACAGCTAATTGAAGCATTTAATACTTTTCTATCATAAATGACTCCATTAATTTCTAAATGAATATCGCTTTTTTCTGTAAGATTTGATATATAAGATAGTAAACTAGTATTATTTACTATCATTTTATATGGAATAAATAAAGTATCTAATATTGGTTGAGATATCGTATAAAAACCCTTGTCTACAGGACTATCATGAGATGATGTGACTTGAGCAGACATGGGCTCGATATTTAAAATAGTTTGCTGGGAAGTTATGAAAGAACATCCAGAAGCGTTTACAAATTCAAATAGATATTCTCCAGGATGTAATTTATTTTTAAAGTCATAATAGTATATCTGTGGATTTGGATTATTAAGTCTGACCGATTGATTTCCACTTTCATCTACAATTATATTATTTAACCTATCTATTCTATTTAAAATAGACGTATCATATTTATCAAAACTATATGCTAAACTACCAATTTCTCCTGTTGTAGTATTATATATATTAATTTGATATGGTCCAACTCCATGAGATATATTGAATTGAAAACTTTCTGTGGTATTATCGTATATCAATGGTGGGGTTTGTGATTCATATTCAAAAATAGAAACATCAGGAAAATTAAAAGAAATATCTTCTCCAGAATATACGCATCCAGCACTATCTGTAATAGTGACACTTCCAGTATTGCTTTGAAAAACATTTAAAATAGTAGAAAATCCAGATCCAGATGGAACAACATTTCTACTCGTTCCATACGATACATTATATGGCGGAACTCCACCAGACCAAGTAACTGTTAATGTGCCAGAATTATCGCATTGTTCAATATTTGCAATAGTAGACGTTATTTCTAAATTAGATGTACTGCTAATGGTATACGCTATGCCTGTTAAAGGAATATATCCTCCATATACATAGCCAGAATAATTGCCTGCTGGTAAACTATTAACAACTAGGCCACGAAATCCAGTAATTGCACTATCAGGTAAATTGTTCCATATAATAGATAAAGGAGAAAGCAAATTGCATTCTGTAATATCTTCATCGCTTCCAGTGTAATTAATATCTATAAATATTCTGCCATTAGTATTTCCTGGACATGTAACGGTATCAATATCAGCATCAATCACAATATCGCATTGAGCAACATCTCCTAATGTTACAATAAAATTACCACTTCCGCGTAAACCACTACTATCAACACCTACAACAATTCCAGTGTAAGTGCTTTTGGTATCAAAGTCTAAAGCTATCCCACTATTAAAATATAAATCTCCCACATTAACAGAGGATGATGCTTCTGAAGGTACGCTATTAATATCTAATGTAAAATATTCACTATCCGAGCCAGTTAAATGGTATGCTACAGACGATATCTCTTCATCATAAGCATAAACATCTGTAATCTTAAATGATCCAGCATTAGTATTGGTGGTTTCTGGTATTGTTAATCCCGTTGGGCTAAATGTTATAATGGGAGCTTCGTTAACATCTCTAACGATAACAATAAGATATCCTCCATATAGATCCGTAGTACTTGTGGTTGGTCTACCAGAAACATATATATCATATCGATTTTGTGTTTCATAATCTAATTGAGAAAATTGTCGTAAATGTATCTCTGGTGTCAGAGTAGAATTGTCAACAATTGTAAATAGATCTAATGCAGAACGGAAGTCGCCTCCTGTATATCTTACATCAAAAACCGCCATAGGATCTTCAACATTGACGCTCCAGCTTAAATCTGCAAGTTTGATGGAGGATGTGTCGGTGTCTATATCTTCATCAATATAGACTATACTGGGCGAAACCCTTATTCCTGTTGGCTCATAAATATCAAGAACATTAATAATAAATATACCAGTGGCAGAATAAACATCTGTAGTATTTCCAGCACCAATAAGCCCTGTGATAGTTTGTTGTGTTTCATAATCAAATGCCTTGCCAGGAGCTAGTGTTAAAACTCCGCTATTGGTAGCTAGATCATAATCTATACTAAAATAATTAGCATCTGCTCCAATCAATTTAACAAAATTTCCTATATTTGTATCATTATCAATTAAAATAAAGTCTGCTAATTTTAATCCTGTGGAAGGAATTATATAGTCTTCATATATTCCCGTAATGCTTGGAGATACAATAACAGAAACAGGAGGATCATCTGTAAGATATAAACTCCAATCTGTAGATGCAGTAAAGGTTTCTCCGCTTTTTGAAGCTAATAAAGTTATATCATATTGTTGTTTATTCTCAAAATCAAAAACAGTGCCAGCTTTAACATACAAAATGCCCTGCTGAGTGTTATTATCAAAAGTGGTAGTGAAAACATGTTGATCTGGACCAGCGATAGTAATAATATTATTATTAGTCAATTCTGTATCTACATCTGTAACACTAAAAGTTGCTACTTGTATTCTTGAAGTGGTTGGAGTATTAACATTAATTGTGCCACTATTAATTGGAGATATACTAATATTTGTTGGTTTTTCATCAATATCTATTACTGTTAATATAAAAGTATCAATAAATGGAGTGCCGCCAACATATGGATCAACACCTGTTATATATCCAGTATATAAAGATTTGGTTTCATAATCTATCGCAATGCCTTCTTTAACATATATGGTGCCACTGCTTCCTGATATACTAATGTCAAAAATGCTTCCATCGCCTAAAGATGGATCAAATCCCATCTGGGTACTACCAGCAAATTCATCGTCTGCTAATGAAAATGTCCCAATCTCTACTAATCCTGTTGTAACTTGAATTGGCTCAAATTCAATAACTGTTTCATTTATAGACAAATCGCCACTTATAGTAATCCCTGTAGCAGAAACGGTTGTTGTTGATAAAGCCATTAAATGGCCACTAGGAATACCAGTTTCATAAGTTAAGCTTGGCATTAAGTAAAAATTATGAGATTGGTCAATATTATCACCGAGACGATCAAGAACAATAATGTCATGATATGAACCCATAGGTAATGAAGTATCAAAAGAATATTCTTCATAGGTTCTATCTAAATCATTAAAAGCATATGCTTTATTATTGTTTTTATCTAGTAATAATGTTCTATATTCATTTGGACAACTTGCTACTATAGATATTTGTCCAGATAACGGGAAAAGAGTAGATTCAGGTGTTTCAAAATATGGATCGTATACTCTTTGATATCCAGTTATATCATTTGAACACCATAATATTTGATCATTAATCAGTCTACTAAGTCTGCGATATTCAACATTCGTCGCTGTCTGTTTAATGCCAAGTTCACTTGTGTGATTGTCGTATGCATATAAATAACTATTATTGGTTCCAGTATTTACTAGAGATATAGCAACAATCTCTCCAACAGTTACAATATCTGTTCTATAATTTAAATAACTATCTAAATGTAGACCAGAAGTTCCAGACAGTACAAACTCCCCACTTACAATTTGATTATTATTAATATCTAGTAATAATGGATAATTCCCTGTATTTGTCTCATCATAATTATGATCAATGGCAAAAATATGATATGTTCCAGTACATACAGAAATATCAGAATAACTACTAGCTATATAGTTATAAACAGAATTTCCCCAACAGCTATAATTAACAAATTTAGGTATAATAGCTATATTTTCTGGTAATTCTGCAGAAACATTTGAACTTATAGATGTTTCTGTTAAAGTATTTAAGTTATATTTTATATACTCTCCGCTACCAATTATGAGATAGTCTTGATTTGATTCGTCAAGCCTAATGATTCTACGAATATTAGGATTAGAACCCGTAAAAGGAACACCAGTATAAATAAATTCGCTTGATGAAGTATCATATACAAAAAATGAATCAGGGGCAGAACTGTATCTAGATAAAATATATCTAGGACTATCATTTGTTTTCCATCCAACTACCTCTGAAAGTCCTGTTTGTACTGGATGTTTAATACCACTTAAATTTTCTTGCCCATATGTATATAAATAATAATAGTCATCATTTGATGACAATGGGGTGCCACTAATTTGAGGAGCTATAATGAATTTATAAGCTCCAAATGGTTCAAAATATGATGATTCAACATTTCCAATGCCACCACTAAAAGGAATATATGGACCAATACCAGTTGCAAAAGTATCTAGTGGCTCCCCTACAAATGCTTCAACATACATGTTCGTCGATTCTATACCACAACACACTCTGTTTGTAACATTAATTGGGTTATACCAAATATTTGAAAATCCGCTAATTGAACTATTGCTAGTTATTGCAAGTGAAGTATCGATTTCTATTCGTAAATAATATTCATTACTAAAATCTATTGATAAATCATCATCGCTGGAAGACCAGGAATTAGCATAAAGAATATGGCAATTCTCATTACATCCTTCGTTATAATCGATTGCAGCAGCTGGTCTCAAGTGTCCAAGTGTTATCCTGGATGATGTATTAAGATTAGATGGAATGTTGCTAATATTATTTATAACATAAAGAGATGCGAGCCCTGGTTGACCTATGCGGATATCAATTTGTCCAGTACCAATATTACTACCATCGTTAGCGACTAGATAAGAACGAACATGATTAACATTTCCTACTCCATTAGAGTTAAACGTAACAGATACATTGCCATTTCCTAAAACGGTAGTAGGAGATATGGTATATTTTGAAGCAAAATCACCCTGAATACTAAGATTCATAGTCCTGTATTCGTCTGTTATATCGTCATCTGAAACAGATACATAAAATGTCGTTGAAGACCCTGAGCACAAAGTATCTAGATATTTATTTTCAACTACAGGCACTTCATCATTTATGTCATATAGCACAAAATCGGTCGTTCCTTCACAATCAGGACCAATTGTTGCTGTTACACGCCAGACTGTAGAATATTGATCGATACCATGAATTTCATAGTCTAAGTTTGCTCCTATAGGAATATAAAATTGATAATAACCATTACCAATATTTCTTACGCTTATAAATGGAGGCAAACCATTAACTAAAAAACTACCGCTTCCACTAGCATATGCTGTTCCTAGTATTCTCTCACTAGTTGTAATCCCTTGTTCAGCTATAGTGTCTCCACCTGGTATTTCTATAGTACAATATGCACCATTTGATAATATTTCAAAATCAAAATCTTTTTCATCCTGATTATCAGAATTTAAAATTTTATTATATAGTTCTTTATTTTTATTGTTGTCTATTGACATTGAATAAATTCCCTTGTAATACTATATTTATATCTAGATTCATTTGTAACTTCAGAAATCATGATATAATTGCCATGATTTATTTGGTAAAAACCCCCTACCTGAAGCATTTCTCCACTAACTGCGTCTTTGATATCTTGTACACGAACACCAGAAGAAATGAAAACAGGTAGCTTATCAGCACCAACACTCTGCATAAGACATCCATTAGGAATATCAGCCTGAACAGTAATCTTATATCTTGGCGCGCTGGTTGATAAACTGGTATATGACAATGAAGGATAATTAAAAGGCCGATTAGGAACAATATGTTCAACCCTACCAGTAACAGCTGGTCTTTCCTCATATTGACTAGTTATTTTAAATCCCAATAAATCATATTTATTTTTTTCCTCATATGTCATTTCAAAATCTATTTTACCTGCTGTCGGAAATTCAACAATTCTACTACTAGTCATTTTATAGCAATTTGTTTCATCAAAAGTTCTTAAACGAGCGATACCACCGCCAGGGGTTCCAGGTGTTCCAGGTGTTCCAGGGACTTCAGAAGCTGAGCCATCGTCTTCAGAACATGCATATAATAGAGATCGATCTCCTGTAAGAGGATAATAAACATAACTCTTAAGAGCATTGTATGTGTCTTTAGCGTTCTCAAAGGAATCGTTATCACTAGTAAATATTTCTTTATTGCTATTAACTCCTAAAATAGAACCTTTTATCTTAACAGTACCATAGCCTGTTATTTGATCGTATTCTTCTGTTTGTGAAAAATCAATTATTGCCTTATTTGCAGCAGTTTCCTTTGGAAATATATATAATTCAAAACTAATAGATCCTCCAGATGCTCTTAGTGTTTTTTTTGTATTAGTTGGATAAATCTCAAAATCAGATCTATCCATTGCTAATTCATTAATTTTCTTACTTTCAACATAATAACTAGCCATGCCCTCCAAAAAAGAATTAATCTTTGCTTTATGGTTTGTGCTACTAGAATCACATAGATCGCTGTTATATAAACCAACATCAAGCTGCACATTAAATTTTCCATAATTTTTGATAAACTCACCATTATTATTAATATAAAATTCACTCATATCACTAAAATCAGAAGAAATAGTTTCTGAATATGATTTAATTATAGTAGACTTATCAAAATAGCTATCAAATGGAATGTTACTAACATGTGGTATTAATTTTTCTTTTTTATTATTTTTAGTAAGCTCAATAGTTATCGTATAGTTAATGTCAAAAGAACTTCCAGCAGGAGATGCATTAGCATCTATAATTCTACCAACAGACCCATCGATATTTTCTAATGTTCCTATATTCAAGCACGATGAATCTAGATTAGTTAAATGAATAGTTGCACAACTACCTATCCTTGCTGTAAGATCTTCAATAATCTCTTCATATTTTTCTTTATCTTCAGCATGATGTGTTCCCGCAATCTCTATAGTGAAATATCCACCAATAATATCTTTACCAAAATAAAAAAATGTTGGAGTGATATTATAACTAGGAGATGGAACAAAATTCAAGCCTCCGATACTGATCATATTTTTCTTTCTATCTTTCTGATTATGGATATTGTGTAATTTTTAATGAACAAGAATTATAGTCTTTTACATTAATATTATAGCTAGTAATAACACCACTACCCTGCAATATATCTATGCCACTAAAAACTTGTTTGGCTTTATCGATAAGACTGATATCAGCCTTTTTATAAATATTTGTTACATCTATCGAATATTCATAATAGTTGCTTTTATATGTATTCATGTCTTGTACAATATAACCACTAATATTCCATCCAGGAATTTCATTAACAACTTTAGAAGCACTATGTCTATTAATATTATAATCTACTTTATATCCCAGAGTATCACAGTTGCCTATGTTTTGTGTTGTTTGTTGTATATCTAAGGTTGCAGAGTTGTCACTAATATTATTTTCTAATGTTATGCTTTTTGTATTATAACATCCAATTTGATCGAATATTGGAGGATAAAAACTCTCAAATATACATGGCGCATCACGATTTAAATTAACATAAGGAAGATCCTGTGATACTCCACTTAATTTTTCTTGTGAAATAAAATATTGCATTAAGTCATAAGCAGCATTGTAGCTTTCGTTTGACAGACTAAATGTTTTGTTTTTATTTTGAAAATACTGTGCATTATTTACAATACCTTCAGGTAATCCTGTCACAGTATACGCTGCTGTGCCACTCGATCTGTATTGGATATCTCCTTGTGGTCTTTTAAATGTAATTCTATAAGAACGGTCCCTATAATTCATAAGGTTATTTTCAGATTTTGAAATTTGCTCATCAATCAATAGTACTCCACTAGCATCTGGTGGAAATAAAAGAGTTTTAACTGTTAATGATTGCGAACCGTCCGAGGCAGAGCTTTTATTTATAGAATTTATTATATAGAAATTGTAATTTGAATATACGGACCCTGGTATTACTCTTGCCTTTTCTTCCAAGACCTTGTTGGCATTTTCTATACCGTCACAAGACACCTGCAAACTATAATTATATACAATTGGTTTATTATAATAAATATTTTTTTTTGATGAAGACACAGGGATTTGTATTCCTGTTATATCATAAGGGTAATCTATACTCTCTGTTTCTGTTAAAGAATATATTTTGTATTCAGCAAGCCCTGAATATGAGTCAATAGTTGTTATATCGCCAACAGGATAGGCTTCTAGTACTATGGTGTAAATAAATTGATTAACAAAATCAGAACTGGGATCTGAGCTGAGAGATTTTACTCTTCCAGTCGTACCACTATTTCCTGGGTATGATAACGCTACTGCTGAGCCATTCAAAAGTTCTATCAAATCATTGTATAGGCCAAGCAAATTGCCAGTATGATCTGAATAAAAAACAGTATCCGTAATACTAACAGTATCTATTCTTCCTATGTCATTATCATCAGTATCTTTTTGATATTGAGCACTAATATTTATTGATGGTCTATAAAGATCAATATCTCCAATTGATATACTATCCATAATATAATCCTTGTTATGTTATACTACATATATGTTACCGCTAATCGTCAATGGAGAATTGGCATTAACATAAAATAATCCGCTAGGAGTATCGTGTCTAACACTCCAAGTAACTATTCCACTTGTCACACCTGTATTATTTGTTAGTCCGCTTGTATAAGCAACTCCATTAGGATACCAAATCTTAAAAGGAAAGCCTAAATCACAGTCAAACGCATAAGTAAAACCTTTATATAAATATAAATCAGGAGTTTCATCTAGTCCAGCTCCCTGTGTACCTGCGCCACTAAATATAATCGAGTTTGTACCAGTATTAGTTAAATAAAAGGTCAGTTTTGGATTAGCATAATCAGCAGAAGTAATATAACCAGTATCATTAATTAAATAACTAACATTATCGATACCACTAGCAAGATATCCAGTGTCATTTACTAATATACTAATATTATCTCCACTATGCACAACATCTGTTAATATTCCTGTTACCGATCCGCTATGTGTACTTAATACTAATTCTCCAGAACCATCATAAGAAATGCCAGTAACATATGCTTCTCCTGTTATATATCCAGCATCGTTTACAAAAATACTAACATTATCACCACTTGATGCAGCCTCAAAACCCCCAAAGCTGGGAGTTCCTTCAAAATTAATAGTGCCAGTAGTATCGAAAGTAATATAGCTACCTGTAATAACAACTATATTATTTTTAATATATGTAGTATTGTGTCCTGTAGCAACTACATCATTACCTAAGATATGAACTCCAGAAAAAGCCGATGTATTACCTTGCCCAATAATGTATACTCCATTATTATCTACATTATTTTGGTATCCTAAAACGGTAGAATTATTGCCAGAAACATCATTATTAACTCCAACTATGCTAATATTTTCGCCGTATAAACCGTTGTTGTAGCCGACTACAGCAGAATATAAACCGCTATTGCTGTTAGAAGATCCAACAGTAGTTGAATAGTTTTCGTCTATAGTATTAGAATTGCCTACGACAACAATATGGTCATTACCAGAAGTTGTAAGCTCATTATTATAGCCAACAATAGTATTTTCACCACTATTATTAGATGCAATATTAGACAATCCGATCACTGTAATGTTAGCACCATCTCCAGTAATTGCTAAGTTTGAACCTATAAAGACTGAATTATCTATGCCAGAAAGATTAGAGATATTAACATTGTTTGTGCTCATGCTCAACACATCTTGTTGCACACCAGACTCTAACACCCTAACAAAAAATCTTGTGTTCTCATTGGAGTCCGATGGGTCTATAACTCTGACGCCATATGAAACGCCAGTGACAGCATTGCCAGAAGAATTATTAAATACAATACTTTGTTTGTGTTCTGTGCCAGATAATGATATTCTTGTATTAACAACATTAAAATCTGTACCAGTAGAATCTATATAAATACCCGCTCTTTGTTGCTGATCATATTTTATTTTAATATAGTTGTTGTCATTGCCAATTAAATATGTGCTATTAGTACCAGTAATATCTGCTCCAGAACCACCAATTAGCCATATGTGAGATCCTGTGACAGTATGTGCTGTGCCTATTGCCCCAGCATATGAACCACTTTCAATAGTATTTTGATGACCAATATTTATACTACTAGTGCCACAATTTGTACTATAATAACCGACACAAACATTGTCTCCTTTATTTGTGTTATTGGCACCAATTATTAATCCTCCAGAAATTGAATTATTTGGTCCAATCTGGATATCTGAATATGTTAAAAGACTTACTATTTGTAGTGTTCCATTATTATTAACTAATAATTTAACCAATCCTTCTTCTGATCCGTCTGTTTCATCTGAAGCTTCAGAGATGATTCTAGCATAAGTAATATTTTCGTCAGCGCTATTGCTGCCAATAAAATCAATTCTGCCTATGTCTAAACCCTCAGCAAAATCAGGGTCGTTGTTTTGAAAAGAAAGTGTTGGTATAGATCCACTTGTGGATGTGCTAATTGTTATGCCTTCAATTCCCGTGGTACTAATGTTAAGCAGATCAGATGGTGAATTAGTATTAATACCAACACTATTAGATGATCCGTCAACGAAAAATGTATTAGAAACCCCATTGGAATTTATAGTAAAATCTATATCTCCAGATTGAATATTAAAAACAGATCCTGATTCACTAATTTTTACTGCGGCTGTTGATTCTCCACTACCACCAATCCATAAATAATCATCATTATAAAAAAGACCAGCATCATATCCTAGCACACCACCATCTGCTAATTGGACTGCTCCATCTGGACCACTAGATGCTGCAGCTTCAGAAATTGGATCTAGTACGATCCAGTTGCTATTTTCTATATCAGATATTATTCTAATAAAATCATTCTTTTTACTTAAGGAATATGTTCCTGTTCCATCAATAGTGTCTGTGCCGTCTGCATCAAGAGTAACAGCATCAGTTCTTTCATTTTCGGAACCGCTTAATGAAGTGATAGTAAGACCTATCACAACAGAGTCTGTTGTAATTTCTGGTAAGGATAAGGTAAGATTTCCAGTAGCATCTATAAAATAGGTGCTATTTACATTGGTCAAACCAGTACTACTATTGATTCTTTCATAATTACTGTAATTATTATTTGGCGCTACCACATCGATTGTTACGGCACCATACGAAGCAAGAATATTGACCTTGCTATTGTCTCCTTGGCTTGATGATAGTGGTGTTTCTCTATTAAATTGATATAAGCCACCACCCAAAGCAGTTAAATAACCAATACCGTACTCATAAATACTAGTTTCATTAGCTACAACAAGACTGTAAGCGAATCTTTCTTGTGAGCCAGCTGTTGTATTGACTAAAGAAGAAATAGAATTATAAGAGGAAACATCGTTAACATTAAAATTTCCTACCCCATAATCTGTTACAGAAGCTGGTGCAGATGCTCGATATCTATAATTAAATATTTTATTAGCCATAACTTATTCCTATGATAATGTTATTGATGACGATAAGGATGTTGTATTAAATCCAGGATTATCCTGGGCAAGTGCTGTTGCCAAACTACTAGTAATTAAAGCAGCAAAACCTTGAAGTCTTGCTTCTATAGCTTCTAAGCCTGCAATATTGACAGTCATAGGTTGCACAGCAATAGATCCTTGTACATTAATTGTGCCATTAATTTGCATACCTTGAACAGCTGCTATTAATTCATCGGTTTTGGCTGAAAAACTAGTTACTGCATTATTAAACCTGCCAAAAGAACCTCCAAGCGTTTGGGCTGTAGTTAATAGTTGTTGTGCTCCATCATTAATTACACCAAAATCTAATTGTGATAATGTTAGTACAGCTTGTGTTAGTGGTCCAGCGAAAGTACCAAAACTTGTTACACCATTAGTAAATGTCGTAAAATCTATCTGTTGCTCAGCTCCTCCTCTTCCGGTTAATGTATTTGCACCAGTTGATAAAGCTGATGTTAGAGTTTCCATTTGTCCAACTAAGTCATAAATTGAACTATTAAGATTTGATATTCCATCAAAAGAAGTTCCTATTTCTTGCGTAGGAGCAGTTATTGGTGATGCTATATCCATTGGTGTTGGCATTGTTGAAATATCTGGTATTGCTTCTGGCGTTACTTTAATATCTCCAGTAATTCTTAGTTCTCCATTGCCAGCAGCACTAATGCCTATACCTCCATCAGTACCATCTGCTGCGTATGTTATGCCATTTTTAACCATTCCTCCACGACTTCTATTTAAAGCTTTAAGAAGTCCTTTATTTCTTCTGGTGGCTTCTGGATTCATAACCATTTCACCGCGACTAAGCATAGCGGGATATCTGTCTGTTCCTTCTGCAAGTGCTTGAAAATCTCCAGTAGCTAACCCGCCAGAGGAAAAATATCTAAATCTTACAGGACCATTGCCATTTGGTGAAAATATACTGGCATAGTCTTTTTCATTACTTCTAGGATCTCCATATCCACCAGTAGGACTATTTACTACAGGTCTATTTGCTGCATCTAAACCAAATCCGTATTCTGTCATTTTCCTGCGTATTTCATATTCTCTACTAGATGGGTCTAATTGACCACTATCAACCATAGACTGAAGCCCTCTTTTACTATCATGATAAAGGTCTTTAATTTTGTCACTAGGGCTAACATATCCAGCAAATTTATTTCCAGCATAATAATTTTCATAAAGAGGATCGGTATTTATCATATTGGTAGTAAAACCACCACTAGCAAGATACTTAGGTTTAACAACTCCACCAGAAGACATAAATCTAAGTGCTCTCTTTAGTATTTCGTCTGGAAGAACAAATTCTCTTTCTTGATTCCTTGAATTTTGATAAAACCGAGACTGACCTCCCTCTTTACCAACGTTGTATTTTTGTAGTTGCTTGGTAGGAACATCAACGTAATATGTTGGTAACTTTGCAAGTTCTTCTGGACTGTTCATATTAATATAAGAACTTAATTCTCTCGGAGCATCGGTAAACCATCTACCAGCAGCTTCTGGCGGGTTTGTATCGAACATGTCCCCCATGGTCTTGGATTGTTGTATTTTTTTCTGCCATTCTGCAAATGAAATCTCTTCACCGTATAGACGTGCTGTTTTAGGAGGCTTATAGTCTCTAGCGGTCTCACCAACCCTGTATAATCTTGTCATTCCTTCTGGTGTTTCTGGTAGTTGCTCTATATTAGACATCATTTTACCAAAATACTTATCTGCAACAGTGGGTGTTGGTGGCCCAAATGTTTTTGGTGGTCGTGGTGGTGCTGCAGGTGCGGCAGGTGGAGGTGGAAGTTCGATACTGGCCCTTGGTGGTTTGGTTGCGCCAGCATTAATCTGTGGTTTAGGTCTAGTTGCTGTTGGAATAAAATCTGTTCCAGTACCCCCGAAACCTTGAGGTTGCTGAACCTTAAACGGAGCAGTACCAGGAATAGGTTCTAGTCCAGTTGGCTTAGCGGCTGCTTTTGAACTTGTTGTGCTAAGTCCTGATTCAGGAATAATGTCGGTAAGCTTAGTGGTCGCAGGCCTTGTTCCAACAGGGATACCCCTACTAACCGGAGCGGCTCTTGTTGTGAAGTCTAATGGACTAAATCCATATTGTCTGGGGTCTATCTCAATTCTTCTTCCAGAGGGAGCTTTGCCCTGTGGTGATGTTGGCCCTATGAATTCGCCTGGGTCTTTAGCTGTGATTTTTGGTTTTGGTGTTGCTTTTGCCGCTCGTGCTGCTGCTGCCTTTTCACTTGTTTTTAAACTTTGTAATGCTGCTTTTTGTGCTCGTGGAGACAGATTAGGCCAAACATCTGCTAATCCAGAATTTTGAACAATTTTTGGTATTCCTGCTGTCTGTGGTTTATTGGTTGGTGAGGTTTCTGGAGACTTGACCTGTGGCTTAGACCTAGGTACTGCGCCACGACTACCGCTACCTCTAGTGGAAGGGCCAGTAAGATCAGGCAATGGAAGTCTAGTATCAGTATTTTGTCCTGCAGTCTTTAATGCGTCAAGTAAAAATCCTTCATCTCCAGTCATAAGTGTAGACCTAATAGCATCATCAGCTATTTCTGGATTAACTCCTTGTCTAACAAGACTTCGAAAAACTTGATTTTGCTGAGCTAGGCGAGTTGCATTATAAGTCTCTCTTTGTGCCGCCCCTTGAGCAAAGGCTCTGGCAAATTTACCAGGCTTAAAAAGCTGCTTACCTAAAGCTGGATCTAAGAAACCACCAACAAGTGCCATACCAGGACTACGTTGTTTTATTTCCTCCTTTTGTTCATATATATCAGGAGCAACTGATTGTAAAACAGCATCTTGGGCCAAGCTAGTAGCATACCCAGCAGCTCCTCCAATACCTAATGTGGCTAATAATCCTAAAGAACCACCTCCACTAAAAGGAGCAAATCCTACAGCAGCAGCAGCGACAAGGGTTGGCACGACATTTTCTGCGGCCCCAACACCCAAAGCGGCAAGGCCATCCAATGATTCCTTACGACCAGAACCTTGTCTTGGAGTAGTAGTTCCTCTGCGACTCTTTATTCTTCCTCGTGTTCTTGGATTTTGTGCGGCTATGTTTCTTCTAATTTCATCTAGGGCATTTTGGTTTTTTTCTTCTTGTGTGGGCTGTTGAGCGGGGCGCTTTGGTCTTATTATGTATTTTTCAAATTCTTTTGGATATTTATCTCTTAAAGATTGAATCTCTTCACTGCTATATTCTGTTTGATAAAAACTGGTTGGTAATCCAGCTTCTCTATCTCTAACAAACCTTAGAAATTTTTGTTCTGTTTGTGCTTGCGCTTGAAATTTGACTAAATCTTCAATTTTACGTTTACCTTCAATTCTTCTTGCAACATATTCTGGTCCGTATAACTGTTCTAATTCTGGTATATTTAATTCTGCAATTGGACGAGCAAAAGTTTCTTTAAGTTGTTCTCTTCTTCTATTATAATCATCTTGTGATTCTCCGTCTATTTTATATGCTTTATATTCTTTTCTAGTTACAGAAAATGGTTGATTATTTTCTTTGATTTCTTGTTCTTGTTTTCTTTGTTTCTGTAGCTGTATTCTGTTTGATACTTTTTCTCTTAGTTGTTCTTCTTTTCTATTTTCTTCCTGTTGTTTTATGTCTCTTTCTTTAGATTTTTCTAGTCTAGCTTTTTCTAATTTTTCTTCTTCTTTTTTTCTTTGCGCTAATCTAATCTCTTTTCGTGTAGTTAATTCTCTATCTATTCTTTCTTTTCTAGACCTTTCAATTTTGCTATCTTTAAATTTTTGAAATTCTAGATTATACCCAGCACTACCAATAGGATATTTTTTAGCTGCTTGAGTTTTATAGAAATCTGAATATAATTGTGTTTCTGGATCTGGTACTCTAACAGGACCAGCAGGAACAGCTACTCTTCCATCTTCTGTAATGCTTCTCTCTCTTGATTTTTGTCGCTCTAGATTGCGTTCTCTTATTTTTCTATTTCTCTCTTCAGTGTTTTGGAAAAGATTTCTTTCTCCAGTTTTAGGATCTATGCCATATTTTCTAGCTAGAATATAAATTCTTCTAGGATCATTAGTTGATTGAATAAGTTCTTTTTCTTCTGAGTCTGGTAAATCTTTTAGTAATTTTTGTTTGATGCTTTCAGGACTTTGAACGCCGATTTGTTTATAATAATCCTTACGATAAGCTGCTTGTTTGTCCTTTATTTGTTGACCATACATCAACAAATAAGCTTGTTTTTTACGTTCAAAATCGATTCTTTGTCTAATTTGTTTTTTAACTTGTATAGGTAATACCTTTTGAACACCCATACCATATCGTTGTTTATACCAAGCATAAATTGATTTTGGGTCTATATGACCTCCTTCTGGAGCATATGCAACTCCATTATCAAATGAAGGTGTTCCTCCGTTATTAATTTGTTCTAATAAACCCCTATTCTTTTTAGTTGCTTTAGCATTAACAACAAATTCACCCCTGGTTAACATCGCAGGGATAGTATCTGTTCCTTTGGGTTTCATCTCTACATACTTACCCTCTGATGCATATACTATGCCGCCAGACTGCCTATTAACAACCCCTCCAGCCCCTCCAGGCTGCCTATTAACAACCCCTCCAGGCTGATTAATTGGTCGTTGTCTTGGGGGTGGTTGCACTGGAGGCTGATTAGGTAATCCTGGTATATTATTGATAGCATTTGTAAGATTAACTATACTATTATTAAGTGTCTGATTTGCTTGAACTAAAAACGTTGTGGGCTGAATAAGTTTGCCTAAAGCGGTATTTGCCTCTTCTTGTATATTAATAGCTCTGTTATAAACATTAATAGCTCGTTTTGTTTCATTATCTTGACCTCTCATTTCAGCAAAAGCTTGCTCAAACATTGGACCCCAGGTCATGTCGCCCATTAATCCGGTTTGTTCCAAGAAACTTCTAAGTACTGTTTCATATCTTTCATTAAATGCCTTGTTGTTATCTCCAAAAAAAGCTTTAAGTTCTTTTAGCAAGCTTAAAACATTACCTTTTTGATCTGCTAACGCTCCTGTTCCAGCTCTTGCGATATCAAGGGCATCTCCTCCTTGCATCGCAGCTTGGAACATAGCCTGTTGTGCAGCAACACTATTTTGTAGTGTGAGCTGTCCTCCAGATATGATATTCTCTAAATCAGCATAAGTTTGTCTAATTTGTCCAAATTCTTCTGGTGTTGATGTTGCTAGCTTTTCGCCAAAACTTAATTTTTCTTGCGCTCTTGCTTGTATTTCAGAAATTCTATTAAGAGCTGCATTAGCTATTTCTGTACTGTTTGCCAATGCCTCAAGTCCTGCTCTATTTTGAGCTAGTTGTAAATCTAGCTCTGCTAATGATTGAGTAAGTCTCTTAAATTCTTCATTTCTAGAAACATCTCCACTAATAGCATCTCTTCTTGCTACAATTTGTTCTCTTTGTTTAAGTCCTCTTTGTAAATTCTGGAATAGTTGTTGAACATCTGTAACTCCACCAGTTTGTTGCGCAACACCAGCTAGAGTGTTACGAATAATATCATTCAGCCCTATTGTTTCTCCACGAGCTTCTCTAAGTCTTAATGATCCTTCTCTTCTTATATCAGCAGCCCTATTGAAATATTCTCTTTGTTGTAATACTGCTTCTGTTATTTCTTGGATTGCTTGTGAATATCCTTTTTGAGCACTAGAAAAAGTATTAGATGCCTGTATCATTACTTCCAAAGCACCTTTGAACTGTGGAAGTTCTGAAACTATTTCTTGTACTCTTTCTCTTATTTTTGTATCCGGTGCACCTTCACCTAATTCTCCTTGCGCTTTTGTAAATGCTGCACTAAGTTGTTGATCTATGGCCCGTTCAACATCCGCCCCAAGATTCATGCCGCTAAACATGTTTCTTATTCCAACCCCAATCGCCTTTAATGCTACTCCTCCTTTCTTACCGCTAGATAGTATGCGGTCAGTAACGGCTGCCGCATCATCCTCTATTCTGGTACTGGCTAATGCAAGTTGTCCTATTCTATTTCCCTTATCTCCTAATAATGGTGCTACTTTATTAATAGTACTTTCAACTGTTGCATCTGAAAATGCTTTTGGGTTTTCTAACACATTTTTCATAACAGTATTATCATAACCAATTCTTGTTTTACCAAGAGAAGCAGATAGTGCGTCACTAGCTCTTGCAAATCTAGATTCAGTATTACTAGCAACAACTTTGAATGCCTGCTCCATGCTATTAAACAGTTTACTAAACATTACTTGTAACATGTCTGATTCAGTTTTGGCCTGTCTGGCATTTCTATCGGCAACAGCACCAGAAAGCCTAACAGTAAGTTCTCTTCGAACCTCTTTATTGATTATGGCTTTTCCAGCATCGCTATCCTGACCCCCAGCTTCTCTAACTCTTCTGGCTACTTCTGGATCGTCTAAAGCTATAGAGGCTCTTTCTGCTTCGCCTAGATTTTTAAATATCTGATCTATGCTTGCTCCTTTACTAATATCAATCTCTGCTTTTCTTAATACTATATCAGAGAACTGTTTATATGAGTCTGCTGTTTTTTCATAAAGTGTGGCAATTTCCTCTTCAACTTTTTTATTAAATCCAGTTGGATCAAAAGCAGCACTAAAGAGACCAGTAAAACCCTCTCTACTTCTAACTCTATCTACTGCAAATTGCCTTTCTCTTTGAGATCTATCTAGAGCATCTTTTGCTCCTTGACTTAAATTAGCAGACTCTTTAAATCCTGAGAAAATACTAGCTAATAAATCAGTAGTACCAAATAAACTGTTCATAATTTTTTGAGCATCGTCAAAACCCTGTGGTAAAGAATATGTTCTTTGTTCTTGTAAGTCTTCTCGTCTTTGTATTGAGCTAACACCAGTTTCTACTGATCTTTTAAAGGCATCCGAAGCTGCTTTGTTTACAGCTTTAGAATAACTCTCTAATGCTTCACTAGAAGAGTCCAAAGATTTTTCAAGTTGCTTACTAGTGCTTTCTAATTCAACGTCTTTAAGGCTATTCCCCCATGCTCTAAGAACAGCGTCTGCTAAGCTAAATCCAGCAACAACAATACCTAAATTACGAGCAAATTTTTGACTTACTCCAGGAATCTGCCTTAAACTCTCAAAAGTAGCTATTCCAGTAGCCGCACCGCTAGCAAGTCCTTGCAAAGCAGTATTCGTTGCCTTTGTGGTTGCAGTAGTATCTCCTATTGCTGATTCAAATGCAGTAACAGCTGCCTGGGCTGCTAATAATGCACCAATAGTGCCAGTTCCAGCACTTTTTACTGGTTCAGCTATTCTTAATCCTTGCCTTCTCCATTGACGATCTGATGGATAGCCACCCCCTCGCAAACGAACAGGACCAACAGCGCCACCCTTATTAAATCCTATCTTATCTGCCTTGTTTAGTCTGTCTAATGTTTGTTCTCCGAGAGACCTAGCGGCCTTTTCATTAATTACATATTCACCAGGAGTAAGTAATGCATCTACGGTGTCTCTACCACTAATAGGACCACCAGTATTTGCTCTTTTTGTTGGTTTAAAAGTTTCTCTAAAGTCAAATCCTCTTTTCTTAGCTCCTCTCAACGCACTCTTCGGAGCAATCTTTTTAGATCTTCCTTCAGCTTGTAACTCTTGTTTTTTCTTTTCGTCAAGCTTTCCTGTATTATATGCAACAAAAATTTGACCAGCATTAATATTTTTATCAATACCCATAGTATTAGATAATACATTTTGCTTTTTTCCTAGTTTATATCTTATAAGTTTGTCCAATAATTCTGGGCCAGGAGTAAATTCTGTTCTATTTCTTACTTCTATTGGACCATATCCAGGCGCAACGACATCAACAGGAGCATTACCTCCTATCCATTGTCCTCCTAATGTAGCAGCAACTCTTTTTTCAAATTCTGTATTGCCAATTTTTGGAGATGCATCAATAGGTATTGATCTGATATTAAAATTAATTTCGTCTAAATCATTAATTCTTTCTCCATCACGATATTGTTGTGAGGTTCCTGTTCTAGTAATTCTATTTCTAAGTGATACGCTACTAAGTTGTTCTGCTCGTACCGGACCTCCACTATTATATTCAGGAAGTTTGCCAGTACGATTAACTCTTTCTAAGGTATCTCTGCCAATAGCTTTTACAGCAGCTTTTCTAATGACATATTCGCCTGGGGTTAATGCTGCTTCGACAGTATCATTGTTTCCAACACCAGGAACAAAACCACCAGTATTAAACCCTAAACCTTTCTTAAATCCTCTAGCAATAGAAGGAACACCACCAAGAACTTTAGCGGCACCAAGAGCAGCTAATGCTGGGATAATTGGCTTTACGGCATCAGCCACCTTAATCAATGCACTAGCAAGATCAAGACTTAATTGAATAAATTGTCTAAATTCTGATGTTTCGCCAATGCTTCTGATAAGAGCATCAAATTCTTGTTGTACTTTAGATATTTTAACAGCCAGGGTATCTTGTCCAAGAGCAGCATCTCTAGCTAAAGAACCAGAACCCTGTTGTGCTACATTTAATGCTTGTTGGGCAGTGGTGAACTGCTGAATTAATGGGATAACCTTGCCAACCTGACGGAAACCGCCGAGTTCTTCTACAATACCACTAAACTGTAATGATCTTGGGTCAAGACTACGTAAGCCCTTACTTAATTGTTCAATTGCTTTGTATGGGCCAATAAATTTACCTTCTAGATCAGTGAGAGTAACACCAAAAGCCTCTAATGCTGCGATAGTGTCTTCTCTTTGTAAACGAGTAAAAATAGTTCTTAAACCAGTAGCAATAGTTTCTGCACCTTCACGAGTCGTAGCTCGAACACTAGTAAATACGGCCAAAAATTCATTAAGAGCATTTGTACCTTCGCTCACCCCCTGACTAGCGGCGGCAAACACACCACCAGCACGCTGAACAGCAGTAATAAGATCACCAGCTTCTACTGCAAAACTGCCAGCAACAGCATTAATACTACCAAGAGCAGATTCTAGTTGGTTTGTACTAATGCTAAACTGTTTCATTAAGGCAATGCTACCTTCAACAGTTTGATTAATATCATTAAAAGTAGGGGCTAAAGTAGTCAGAGATAAAGCTCTCAATGCTTTTTCTGTTTCTCTAGCACTAAGACCAGCTTGACTAAGAGTAACAGCAACTTCAGCTAAAGAAGAGCTACTTGCGCCAAGAGATGTAGAAAGATTAGTAATCTCAGCAGACAATGCAGATAAAGACGACTTACTTGTATTTGTCACCTGAGCAATTCTAGTTAATTGTTTATCATATTCAATAAATTTCTCTAATGATTGTTGCGTTGCTCTAGTAATAGCATAAAACCCAACAGTGGCGGCAGTAAATGCCCCGAATCGTTTAACGGCTAAACCTGCAGATTTGCCAAATTTTTCCATAGCATTTGCAGCATCATCAGCACTAGCTTTTACTTGTTTAGATTGCTGACTAATACCTTGTAATGCTCTAGCTGTCTGAGGAGATACCTTAACATTAACATTGGCCTGAATATTGCTGAGTTGTTTTTGTATGTTATTTACAACATTATTAAGATTTTTTGGACCTTGAAGATTTATCTGTACAGTTAAATTATAAGGTTTTGCCATAATTTATTCCCTTAAAACAAAAGACACTATACCAAGAAGGTATAGTGCCCTTGTTGAAAAAATACTAAGTTACCAATACTGCTATGTTGACAATGCTTCAGAATCCTCCTGGGATTGTTTTGATGTCTTTTTTTTAGGTTTCTCATTTGAAGCAACTTCTTTTTCCATAGTAATAGGTTTGCCATCATCATCCAGGAATGGCTTAAATTCAACGACATAATCGCCTTCATCGTCTACCCTGTTGCCGTCTTTATCGACATATTCACCATTGTCATTAATATATCGACCATTCTCATCAACAAGCCTACCCTCTGAATCTGTGAATTTACCTTGTTTGTTAATAAATCTTAAGTTTTCGTCAACAAACTTATATTCTTTAAGAAACTTATTTTCAGGCAAACTTTTCTCATAATCATCATCTAATCCATATAGTTTTGATGCCAATATTTGTGCTGCTTTAATAGCAATAGGATCTGCTGATTTATTCAAATATTCTTCATAATTTGCAAAATAAGCTTTCTTACTGTCTGAATACACCAAACAAACAGATACCAAGTAATTAAATCTAGCATTATCAGCCTGTCCTTCTGCGGTATTGTTGTCCAAATTAGTTCTAGAGCTAATTAATTCTCTTAGTTCATCTCGTAGATTTCTCATTTCAAGAGCGATGGATTTAGCTTTTTGTAGGCTAATTCCACCCTTAGCTAATGATTGCTCGTTACCTAAAAGCTGATGCTGAATAGTATTCATTTTCATCTCTTTTTGATCATCCCATAATCCCTGTTCTTTTAGTAGATCATTTAGCCTGCCTCGGACAATACAGCCTGATTTTACAGCATCCGAGAAAGCCTGGTTATAAACCTTTTGCGCCTCTCTTTGGTCCTTAAAAGATGGAGACTTAATAAGAAATTCTGTTTTATTCCCATCAATTTCCATAACAAAAGAATCTTCACTCATAATATTTTTCTCCTTATTTCTTTGAATTGACACATTTCATAGTACATGATTCTGTATATGCTACATTTGATCTATTTTCATTTTGTATAAATTTTCTTAAATCTGTTAAAGCTGCTCTCATTTGAAAATTACAATGGTCCAATATGTCATCCCTCAAGTCTTGCCAAATCTGTCTGTTATCTGATTGCTCAATAGAAATCATCTCCTTATTATGTCCCCATGTAAAACCCAAATAATCCTCGATTCTTGCTAAAGATCCTATCATTGTTGTTTGAAATCTTTTTTCTATAGATAGAGCTAAGTATTCTACTTCTTCTGGTTTCATTTATTTGGTACTCCTTGTTTTTGATTTTGATAAATCTTAGACTGTATTTCCTGTTTAATGAAAGGAATATCCCTCCATTTCATAGATTCTCCTTCTTTTAGTCCGTTGTTACGAACAGCAGAAACTAACTGTTTTCCTCTATGGTCATTCAAATCGTCAATAGCTGCTGCTTCCTTCTGGTCTCGTGTAATAACGTACACGAACTCGTGACCACCTACTTTACCCCGAACTTTGTCTAAAGCCTCATTTTTTTTCTTATTGTGTTTATTCTTTTCTTTTTGATATAAAAACCATCCGTCTAAAGCATCAGGGTCAGATATTATTTCTTCTTCTGGACATTCTGGATGCTGTCTAACATTATCATACATTTTTTGTAAAGAGAGTAGATTGGCCTGATCGTCATTAAAATGAATAGAAGGACCAAAAATATTGTCTTGACATAAATATCTTTTCCATGCATCGGACATACATATTGCTCTTAAGTCTTCTGCAGTAATCTGGTGTTTTTCTATTTCATTAGCAATGCTTTTTAAAAGTACAGGATCCATTTTGTAGTAATCTTTTTCAAATACTGGTCTACCGTCTAGAGTTAATGTGCATTGAGATATTAAGAACTGATTTTTAATATTTTTAGCAAAAAAATCTAAAGTTAAATAATCTAAGCTGTGTTTTTTAGAGAGTAGTTCATTTTGATAATCTCTAAGAACTTTAAGCTCAGTTTTTGCCTCTTTGTTTATAGTATCATTTGAATAGTTTTGATATAATCTAATTTTTATTTTATTTATATGTTCTTCTATTCCATCTAGCTTTTCTTGTTCTTGATGAGACCATATTTCATTATGAATCAATATTTTTTCTAGTTGTGCAGAATTCAGGTATTCTGTGTCAAATCTAGAATCCTGCATTAAAGAGACATAAAGCTGTTCTGCTTCGTATTTCTTTTGAATGTCTGGATATATAATTTTATATTTTTGATCATTTACTCGTATTTCAAAATATCCTGTAATAATACGATAAAATTTTAGATCTGTTAAGTAATTATCCACTTATTTAAGCTCTATTATCCTTTTTAGTCCATTTAGAAATCCACCGGGAGAGAATAAACCAGATTCATAGTAATCATATGTTGATTTATAAGTATAAGAAATTTGTTGAATATCTCCATCGACTGTTGCCCCATCTAAACTTATGTTTTCTAAATATCCACTAGGAATTCCTCCACTAGCAGCAACTTCTGGGCCTTCGCAACCATCATACACACCACTTCCTTTTAATGCATAGTTTTTTAATGTTTGACTATTTGGAATTCTTGTAACTGTTGAGCTAGTTTCTATTGGATATTTTATACAAATATGAGTAGGTGGTGCTATGCCAGGACTATATAATAATTCTCTATTAATTGAACAAGACGATTCAAATGCTGTTTGTCCACTTTCTAAAATCCCTGTATAACAAGCTCTTGTTGCTCCTATGTCGCTGATTCTCCCTGTTTCATCTGGAGGAGAAGAGAAAGATCCAGATTCTATATTTGTATGGCCTAGTGACATGTATGTTATTATCTTTTGACCAAATTGATCTGTAGATATGCTACTTTTTGTTCCTGCTAATAGACATCCACTAAATATGATATTTCTATAAGAATAATCTTCCGACCATCTCTGTATTTCAATTATTCCAGTACTATTAAACAAAGCACAGTCTTGAGGATATATAAAAGAGCCATCGCTCAAGCTAGTTATATCAATAGTTATATTTTTTGCTTTGGAAATGACATGTTCAGTTCCAGTATTGTGTATAGAAACAAAATCTAGTCCAGTATCACCTTTTACGGCTACGCTCTGGACTAGACTTTGTGTTACGCCATCAATCTTGACAGAAACTTCATGAAATTGATAACAATATTGACCCATAAGCTATCTACCGCTTAAGAGATTAGGCTAAACTTTCTGCAACATCAAGAGTGTTATAGGTAGTATATGTATAAGTCGTACTAGCATTACCACCACCAGTATCACCACCATCTTGAGCAACAGCGCTTAGTCTACAGCCACTCATGGTAAATGTATAGCCTGGATCTGCTGAATCTTGATTGCTATCACACACATAAACGGTAATGGTTTGTTGGCTTGGTAGATCACCAAGACCAGTACAAGTAACACCATCAAGATTTACAACACTTGTGTCAACTGTAGTGTTAGCAACTGTAAATTCTACAGTAACTTCAAATGGAAAGTTTGCAAAACGATGGTATGGTCTAAAATTACCTAGTTTAAACATAGCCTCTCGTCCAAGGTCGGTGCTAATGCTAATATTTGTAACATTTTCTGACTCATGCACACCGCTCCAACTCACATGATGACGATATGCATTGTCTGCTGCTGTTGCAGTTGGTGGGTTAACAGTACCTTCGGTGCTCTTATTATCTGTAATCCAACTAATTTCTTCTGTAGCAAATCCATCACTTGGGAAGGTGTAAGAAAGACTACTAAGGTAACAGCCCGTCATTGTTGTGACAGTTTGCGAGCCAGTCTCTAGAGCAAGCGCAGATTCATCTGTGTTACTGGCCACAACAATAGGAACACGAGTATCTCCGTAACTTCCAACATTTCCACCGCCCATAAGGCCAAACATAGTGGAATTGCCATCCAAATTCTTGCTGGCTGTAATTGTGACTTCACCATCAGTAACAATATTGTCATAAACAGCTAGTCTACCTAGCTGGAAAGCTTGTTCTAAGCTATAATTAATGCTAATACCAACGCTTTGGGCACCTTCTACAGTAGTGCCACTTACACTCAAGCCTTGGGAAGCAAAGTAAACTCTATTGGCCATAGTATTTTCTCCGTTTTTGAAAGGGTAAACGTTATTATTAATTACACTAAATTAGGAATTTTGCAATAAAATTAGCTCATTAGTCATTTCTATTGTTGATCCGTATAATTCAATGCCATAAAACTGCATATCTGAAACAGTAATATTTTTAAATCTACATGTCATCCACTTATAGTCAGTATTTGATAGTATTTGATCATATTCTAATCCACTAGGATTTATGCTACCATCAAAATTTAATCGATAAGTTCCTGATTCTACTAATTTATTCAGATCATAAAGATCTATAGTTCTAGTGCTTTGTCTGTTTAAAATGTCATTAATTTTATCTCTGTCAGATTTATTTTCAGCAATTACATGCAATAAAATCTTTTGATCAGAAATTAGACTGTGATCTCCTAGTCTCCAGGGGGTATTTTTGCTTCTGTTAACAGACTCCACAATAATAGTGGGAAGTTGTGTGCGATGTTCAGAAGGAATAGCAAAATCTCCGCTAGTAAAATAGTTATTGCTAAAATGAGATGGATCAAAGGATTTTTGTTGTAAACTTTTCCATATTGGTGATTTATTGGCAACTTGCACATCAAATAATTTATAACTATATGATGCTGTTACTTTAGAAGTTCGTGAAATTTCTTGATCAAAAAGGATAGAGCCTTCTTTATAGTTGATAGTATATCCTATGGTAGAATTTCCGGTAGGAGATGGATAAAAAGAACTTCCAGAAACACCACTTACTGTAATACCACTAAAAGAAATTGGGCTATAATCAACTCCAGTCACATTTTCATAAATCCAATTTTTTCTAGGAGACTGCCATAGGGTATAATCTGTATAATTATCATTCTCAAAAGGTCTAAGCTCGCTCATATTCGAACCATAAAGATTAGATACAGACTCATGAACATTTCCAAACGCCCCTATTTTCAATAGACCATCCTCTAGAAAAGAAACAATATTGTTTTCTAGTTGTGTCGTTAAAGTATTAGCGCTATATTTATCTATGCCTATAAAACTCATAGTGTTTGTTTCACGATCTTGTTCATGTATGATTCTATTTCTGGTAATGCAGAATCTACGCCTCTTGTAATCCAATTATCTGATTGTGTGCCAGCAAATTCTGGTGGCACTCTATAAACAGCAGATTCTCCACCAACCATAATACCCCTGCCAGTTCTAGATCTAGGATCTAATTTGGGTAAATACCTATATCCTATAATTACACTATTTTGGCCTTCTAACAGAAGCCACCTAAGCCAATCTATTTTCGATCCATTTTCTGTGGTATAAACACCAGCATTAGAAGATACTATTTCACTAAAGTCTTCTTTAATCATATTCACAATAAAAGTTGCCTCAATAGAGCTTCCCTTAGTTTTTGCTTTAGATATTTTTATTTGAATATCGTCTAATTCTGATAAAATTGCATCCACTACAGAAGTATTTGCCAGTCCAAATTGATTGCGTAAAGAACCAGATTTTAATGATATATATTCTGGTTGACTTCTAATGTTCCTTATAACTATATTTCTAATCTCGGTCTCGGCTACATTTAATTTTGTAAATAAATTTGTATTAATGGATTTAGCAATACTGTCTAAGATATATTTTTTAAAATTATCAATATTGCCAAGAAGTTTGGAAAAAATTTTGATATTACTCATCAGGCCATTTTCCAGTAAGTAAACAGATAATCATTACTGCCCAATCCTATTGGTTGAGGTTCTGAATCTCTGATGTACTCATTAGATGGAATGTATCCTATACTTGTATCAACTATCAAAGTATTAGCCTTTTGTATCTTTTGTAGATCTATAAATTTAGAAATGGTTTGTATCATACCTTCTGGTATATTAGTATTTGTATTAAAATTAATCCATTTTTTATAATCATGAATAACTAATAAATCTATTGTATCTTCACTAATATTGTACTTAAATCCGACACCGTTGCAAACTGGGCATAATTGACCGTAAGGAAAATTAATATCTCCTCCTGTTTTATATCTTCCACTAGATTTTCCAGTAATAGGATCTATTATACAGTTCGGGCATTTACTTTTCTTTTTATCTTTAGATATCAGTTTACATGGTAAAGATAGACCATTTTCTCCAAACATAGAATCTATCTGATCTTTAAAAAGCTTTTTAAATGTAGAGTTAATCATTAGCTATCCGATACAGTAGCAATGCCTTGAATAATTTTTTGAGTATTTCCACCTGAAGAAATAAGCCTAATGAAATAATATTGATTACCTAAAGGAATTCTGGATGTGTGTTTAACTGGAATATTGATAGTTACTCTGGCAGTGTCATAGTCTATATCTATCATTCTATTTTGAGTAGATAAAAATAATAAATCTACATTACTAGTAGAAGATGATCTAATTGCCATATTTATAGAATAGCCATCTAGATCTGCTGCTGCACTATTGTATTTTAAATCAAATATCATAGTAAAAGTTTGACCTCTTACTATAGAAATATTATTAGAAGAAGATAATAGGCAAGATCCACCAGGATCTGTATCTGGAAAATCTATAACATTAATATTAGTAATACAAAAAGCCATAATTCACCTAGCTGTAAAATCTGTCGATACCACCGTTTCGAGAAAGGCCACCATAATAAGAAGTAAGATTGGTCGGATCAAATTTATTGCCAACAAAAGGACTTAGCACTGCCTGTACAACACTTGGATTACCAATTTCAAATTCTTGGCGAAGTTGTGAATACATTCCACAAGGGCCAACATCTAAAAGATCTTTGTATCCTTTTAAGTTTCCAGCAACATGCAAGGTTGCTGATGCAAGGCTGGTCTTAATGCCCTCATTTACAGCTTTTGTTCTGTATGTGCTTTGATCCAAAATACAAGCTGCTTTGAGGGCTACCAGAGCAATAAAGTCATTATCATTTACGCTATCAGAAGTTGGATCAGGAGTTATACTGATATTTACAACATCAACACTATAATTAGTCGAAAAAGAAACTTCACGAAGAACATTTTGAGCAGCAACTGTTACTACCTGAAGCATTCTATCGTCAGAGTATGTTGGATTAGAGTCAAGATCATTAATCCAAACCCTAGTAATAATAGGAATTTCTAATTGCCATGACATATTTTTACCCTCTTGACTTGAAAATCTAAAGTAATATACACCATATACTGATTAGCTAATAAAATAAAGAGTATTAGGGTCGTACCCTGGCCCACCGCTAGAAATAGCTAGGTTATCATAGCCATTTTGGCTAATAGAGACAATATTAGTAATTCCGGTAGCTTCTGTCATTCCAGAAATATCTGTCTGAATACCACTAGCATCATCAGCCCAAGATAAGATACCAGATCCATTAGTTTTTAATACCTGATTAGCACTACCATCTGTAGTTGGAAACTTGTATGCGTTGTTGAATGTAATAGCACCACTATCATTACCATCAATCTTAAATTGTCCGTTATTGCCTTGAGGATTTGCACCGCTACCATCAGTATCAACAGCAACCGAAAACTGTGTCCTGTTGGCATTGTTGGTGTTGTCAAAAGCAAACGCACCACCTACAAGTAGTGATGTGCCATTATAGTATTCGTGGTTACTTCTAAATAGATAATCACCTGCTTGTACAGCAGCAGGCTCAGCAGCTGTACCTCTATATCTTCTTGTTCTTATATCTGGAGCATCAGCACTATCATTGTACTGCTCCATACGAATCTGTGCTGTTTGAGCACCTTCGCCTCTCATATGTAATGTTACTTCAGGAGAGGTTTGGTTAATACCAACATAGTTGTTGTTTGGGTCAATGGTAAGTGTACCGTCACTTTCAATACTACTTCCATCCGAACCTACAATTAGTAATTCGTTAGCAGTACCCAGTGTAATACCAGAAACCCCATCTAAGTGGTTAAGTTCTGTGGCTGTTGCTGTAACTGCTGTTCCACCATAGTAGAACTGACTAGCACTAAATGTTCCGTTAACGTCTAGTTTGTAGGCTGGTGAAGCCGTACCTATACCAACATTAGTTCCATCGTCATAAATAATACCACTAGTTAAACTATCACTATCTGCCCACTTGGAAACATAATTAGCTATGCCAGTACCGTCTATGCCTCCTCCGCCTGCTGCTGTAGCATCATCAGCCCAAGATAAGACACCACTTCCATTGGTTTTTAATATCTGATTAGCACTACCGTCTGTGGTTGGGAATGTGAATGCGCCGCCAATAGTAAATTCTTGACCTTTCTTGCTGAACACTTTGGTCATATCATTTGCAGTATATCCTGCATCAACACTGGATTGCTCACTGTCTTGAGCTGTGTTCACAGTAACATTGTCTTTTTGTGAACTGGTTCTTGGAATAACTTCCATATCAACTGTAACAGTTCCGTAAATTGTGGCTAATGTTTTGAATGCAAAAATAAATCCTGCTGTGGTTGTTTCTTTGGTCCACAGTTGAGGATCTATGTATCTACTACCGTTGTATTCTTCATCATAGGTTATAGTCCAGTTAAGGTCTGGTAATATGGTACTTCTCAATGCGGCATTAAAATAAACTGTATGAGTTTCACTAGCATTTTGAGCCGTCATACGACCAACCACTTGATAGTTTTGGCTGTTGGCGTCTGGTATAATTGTTACTACTTTTTGATATTCACCGTTACTAAAGTAAGTACCAATTGAACCACCAGTGTATATCTGGTTAAACTTCATTATGTTTGAATTTTGGAACTCAACAGTATTGTATGTTGCTGTTCCTATGATGCTTAAATCTGTAAATGTACTTGAGAATGTTAAGTCACCACTTCCATCAGTTTGTAAAAACTGTCCAGCAGTGCCGTCTGAGGTTGGAAAGGTAAATGCTCCGTTTACTTGTAATGTTGTAAAGTTGCCGCTGCTACTGGGAACCCAATAATTTGTAGCACTATTATATTGTAAAAACTGACCGTCCAGTGCTCCTGTAACAGAAACATCGTGATTATCGTTTAAATGTCCATAACTACTAGGACGTACAAACATTTGACCGTTACCATTTCCATTGCCAGGATCCAAAACTATAGCAACAGAAATACTGTGTTTAGGTTCTATTTTTGTTAACTTACCAGATGCCGTAGGGTGAACATAAAGGATATCTCCAGCGTTCCAGATCTCATCTCCAACAGCATAATTAGAAGAAGATCCATCTAGATCCATATCATGTAAATGTCCAAAATCAATAACATAGCCATTATTGTTGTGATTAACATTCTCCAATATCACACCCATAAATCGAATTTCACGAATACTACCATCTGCCACATATTTATCTGGGGTTATCAATCCATTAGAGTGAACACCTGTAGCATATACTACTTGGCCTTTGTAAAGAGTATTCCCTGTTTTGTTTCTCACTCTAAAATATCTATGTTCACCAATGTGAATAGTACTATTATCAGTTAAGCCAATATCCATTGTTCCTTCAGTATCGTCCCAACTAATTTGTCCTTGACTAAGCACAGACTCATTATCAATATTAAATGAAATAGTGTCAAAATATCCGCTAGTTGCTGTAATATCACCACTAATAGAAATATCTCCACTGCCACCAATATTATTAGAATTTAAATCTAGATTACCACCAAGTTGTGGATTGGGGTCTTCTATTAAGCCAGTAATATATCCAGAACCACCATGATTACCCCAATCGTATGCTTGCTTCCATTGTTTAGAATTTCCATCAGATGATGTTTGTAAGCTTTGTTCAAAAAAACGATATGACATTATTATGCTCCTGAAATGATATTATTTTCAGCGCCCAATTGCATTACATATCCAATCAGTGCGGTCATGGCTGTTTGTAAATTAGTGTCTGTGTCGGACTTTTCCAACATATTCTCAACCCTGACCCACTGGCCATTTCCGGGTTCTAGTTCTGCTACGCCATCAAACATACCGTATTTGTGTAGTTTGACTTCGCCCGTAACGTCGCCGTTAGGATCAGGAGCGCGAATAACGATCTCTTCAATCCAAACTCTGTCATAAGTTTTAGCAGGAATGACCGCTGGATCAACTGCATTTAAAATTGGTAAATCTGCCATATTATTCTCCTTATTTAGAAATTTAGAATTTGTTTTTATATCTAACTATTACTATACCGCTACCACCAGCAGAAGCAGCATGAACACCACCTCCACCACCACCGCCAGTATTTGCTGCGCCAGCAGTAGAGGATGAAGTAGAAACATGATTCTCGCCATCTCCACCACCACCCAAGCCTCCAGAGCCAGATCCAGCAGTCAGATAAGATTCTCCATCAACTTTACCGCTAGCACCACCACCACCCCCAGCATAATAAGTAGCTGTGCCATTTATTGAAATTTGAGAACCATCTCCACCATTTGGTGGTGTTGTTGTCGATGTGCCAGCCGTACCAGCCGTACCAGCACCACCACCTCCTCCTGTATTCCTTGGATTATCTCCAGAGTTACCTGAATTAGCACCATTGTTTCCTTGTCCTGATGTGCCAGCCCCTCCATAAGTATTAGGCCAAGGACCAGCATTGAAACTAGCTCCACCACCACTACCTCCAGAACTGCCGTTGTCTCCTCCTCCAGCTCCACCAGCACCTCCACCAATTGCTACAAAGACACTGCCAATAGAAGAATTTGAACCATTAGTATTTACTGCTCCTCCAGCGCCTATAGTTACACTATAAGTTCCTACTCCAAGACTTGTAGTGTTTTGATTATATATCAGACCACCGCCTCCACCGCCCCCGCCACGACCACTACCTCCACCGCCTCCACCAGCAACAACTAAAATGTCTAATCCATCAGCGCCTAATGTTTCGATAGTAAGTGTTCCATTTGTTGTAAAAGTATGAACTGTATAATCTCCATCATAAGTTACAGTCCCGCCAGTAGCCGATGTAACTTGTGGCCATTTATCTTCTTGAAGGTATTTACGAACTTCTTCTAAAGCGAACATTCCGCTAGCACTAGTTTTGCTAGGCGTAAGATAAGCCCCGATAGTTCTATTAACTCTTCTTAACATTAAGGCAATCCTATTTTTTGTTTTAAGTAATCTGCTACCTGATTAACTTCAGTAGATGAAAGACCTCTATTGTAGACCAGAAAAGAATTAATTTGACCATACCACGCAGAATATGCGCCACCATATTGATTACTCGATCCAAGATCTATTGCGGTAGTGGTAAGATTTAAATCCGAAGCAGTAGCTGTATCTATAGCTACCTGCGTTCCATCTTTATAAATTCTTCTTGTGCTGCCGCCTGTATCTCTTTGAAAAGTCCATACATGAAATTCAAGATTATCGGCTGTTGATGGAGTATATGTCATTCTATAATCACCGGATAAACCATAACCTTGATCAAAGTATATAACTCCATCAGTCCAGGGATGGTGCGCTGTAATACCTCTATTGTACGTTGCGTTGCTACTATAAAATTTAAAAGATTGACTCTGGGTATACGTTATTACACAAGAAACTAAAAAAATAGTATATCCACTTGTGTTATTGATTCCAACACTATTAGAAGCTGGCCCAGTACATCTTCTGCCATTACACCAAAAACTTGGCACTTCTGGTCCTGTAGAACCATAAGCACCATACCCCCAGAGATTATGGACGGGACCATATGTTCCATTTGCCCAAGTAAAATCATTATCGTTTCCACTAATGTCATACCAATCATTACCGCTACCAGAATAAGAATTTGTATCTCCAGCATCTAAATGTATTTGAAGGCCGTCTGTAATTAAGGATTTGATCCACTGTTCTTGTTGAGGTACACTCCCCATCTGATAAACACCGCCCTTTGGGAGAAGGATAGACGAGGAACTAGAAGCTGTATAATTTCTAATATAAATATTTCCTATCCAACTATAACTACAAGCACCTACTGTTTCCCAAGCTGTTCCATTCCATCTAGTATGGTAATTATCGCCACAGCTTGTATAATTACTTCTGCCGTCGCCCTGTACCGTTCCCCAGCTATAAATTTTCCCCCTATTATTTTCCCACTCTAAATCTGCAATTTTCTCAAGAGTAGCGGTATCCCACGCCAAACTCATTGGATTATGTCTTAGCCCTGCATATCTTATTCCTATCTCATGAGGATTGGTATTGCTATATGTACTGCTATAAGAATAGTAGTCAAAATCTAGAGTAGAATCAGGTCTTAATCCTATTGTATTTGCTGGCTTCCAAACAACACTCATTAGGTAGTTTCCTCGTATGAACACACAACACTAATATCTCCACTAGCACTAGCTTGAACAGTCAGTCTCCTATCTTCTTCTAGCCATATATAAGAATCTGCGGCTAATAATACTACAGTGGCGTCAGCTGGTACACTAATAGTATTTGCAATTGCATAGCCACTACCAGTAGTAGCTGAATCATACCATTTAAGACTAATATCAGCAGCAGTAGAACCATCGATATTTGCAGCATATAATGACTGCACTCGTATTGTTTTATTAGAACTAGCGGCATTAACAAGAATGTTTGTTTCACTTGTAGAATTCAAAATCAATCCTGTGGTTTTGGGATATATAGATGATGGGGAAAGCATATTGGGGGCAGCCATTTTATTCTCCTATATTAATAATATCTAATTCTTGTTCGTTTGTTGCGTTTAATATTTGTTTTTTGAGAGAGGCATACTGATCGCTTAAACCTGATCTAAATTGACCATATCCAAGCATTAATTGTGTCATAGTAGCAAGGTCTAAAGTGTGAGCGTTTTGGTCTGTGTCTATAACATCAATAGTCTCAGTAAGACCAAGGGCCACACCTTCTTTTAGTAATACGAAAGCTCCCGTTAGCAAGGAAACATCATCAACAGATGCTGCCAAATACCATCCCTCTGGGGTTTGCCAGCCAGTTTGGAAAAGGTCGTTATAATAGCTGTCTAGCTGTAATAGTTTGGCTGATTGTAATTCTTCAAATGTAACTACAGGAAGCATAGACTCTAACAAGGCTTTCTTTTGGTCGATATCTTCTTGAGTAATTTCTGTAATCTCATAACCAGCTAATAATAAAATTTCAGGATCGTTTGCCCATTGTTCTGGATCTGTTCTGGTTGAACCATCAGGAAGTCTAACTCGATATGGCAAGGTATTTACTATCTTTCCGGTGCTAATCACCCTGTAGTATGGTGGACTACCGAAAAATGTAAGTATATCATTTTGATCTGGCATATTTTTTCCCTATCTAAATATTAGACTATAAATATAATTCGAAGAACTTGCAGCGCCTTGTTGGTCTTGCCAAGTTAAAGCTCCGCTACCATTAGTTACTAGTACTTGATCAGCAGAACCATCTGTTGTGGGGAAAGTAAAATTTCCATTTATATTGAGTTGATCTATCTTTGCGTTTCCATCAACTGTAAGTCTGTAACCAAGACTTGGAAGACCAGTACCAATAATGGTCGTTCCGTCCAGATGTGTTTCGCCATTAACATGAAAATCTCTGTCTGGAGAAGAAGTTTTGATTCCAACTCTATTAGCACTAGCATCTGTAAATAGTAAATATTCGTCAGTATTGCTCTCTACTCTAAAATCAACATTTCTTTGTTGCTGATTAACGACTATTTCTTTGCCAGCAACAGCATCTAATTCAATAGCGGCGTTTTCTGTGTAACCAGAGCTGCCATATACTAAAATTTGATTAGAGCCATAATTACCACCGCCCCTTATATAGACTCTACCCGTTGTGCCTTTGGCACTCATTAGGGTGTTTGTACCTTCGCTAATCATCATATAATCAGATGAGCCTGTCATACCGACGTGTGTTATTCCTTGATATACATCGCTTGTTGAGTATGCCATATCCCCAAATAATAGACCATCATTGCTATCGCTATCCTTAATCAGCGCCATACCACCGCCAGTCGGATAACGAATGTCTAGTTTTTCTGATGGCGAAGCCGTCCCTATACCAACCTTATCGTTATTGGCATCAACATACAGTAAGTTATCGTCGTTTTCGCCCTTAACTTGAAAGTCAATATCATTTCCATCTTCATTAAATACATTTACAGAATTGCCAAAAATAGAAACATTAGATCCATCGGTAGATGTAAATGTTGTGGAATAATTTAAAACATTGGATGTCTCAAGTAGTTGCATACGGATGTTGCCGTCTACGCCAAACTGCATATATGAAGCTGTAATAGAGTCTGTTGGATCTACTTCGATAACTCCAGCAGTATTAAACGATCCAAGCTTAAGTTCATTGCTGCTAGATGTGTCTCGCAAAATTAATTGGTAGCCCTCGTCTGTAATAGAGACAGAGCCACCAGACACAGAAAAATCTCCAACAACATGCAACTTGGTTGCTGGCGAAGCCGTACCTATACCAACGTCGCCGCTTGTTGTTAAATACATATAGCCAATATTGTTAGCTCTAAATTCTAAATTATGATTGCTTTCTGTTCCTAAGATACCAATGTTTCCAACGCTATAGGCTTGTTGTTTAACAACTACAGAACTGTCTACAGACTGTATTTTTACACCAGCGGCTTTAGCTTGTATAGTACCACGAACATCTAGTGTGGTTTCTGGCGAAGCAGTCAATATGCCAACCCTGTCTTGGTAATCCACCCGCATTACTTCAGAGTCATCAACATTAAAAGTAATGGCAGATCCACCAGCGCCAGAAAATATATCTGCATTCAGCTCTAGTATCCCATTATTTTTTGCTGTAATGTACGATTCGTTAGTGTCTTGCCCCATAAACATTACAGCGGGATCAACACCAACACCCCTAATAAATAATCCATCTTCATCGAGATCAGAGTTTGATGTTTTAACATATAGTTTATAAGTTGGATCACTTTGTCCTATGCCAACAGTTTTCTTGTTTGCGTCTGTTTGGAATAGATGTGTTTCTCCGTCTCCCTCTACCCTAAAGTCATAGTTTCCACCTAAATCATTAAATACTACATTACCGTTCTCAACGTTCAGTTTTTCAGATGGTGTGGCCGTCCCTATACCAACCCTACTATTAGATATATCTACATGAATAGTACCATCTGCAACTGCTTGATTACTTGAATTACCTACAAACAATCTGCCCTCATTTAAGTTAGGGGTAGCGTTGGTACGACCAGCGCCCATGACTTTTATAGAGCCAGCAGAATTGTCTCTTCTTGTTACTTTAGCGATTTTTTGTATTTGCGAAGACTCGCCAGTAGGAGCAGTTTTAGTTAGTACGCCAGCAGTATTACTAACATAAAGTTCGTCTCCCTCATCCCAATCTGGAGTATCTGTATCTATGTTGTAAAGCGAACCAAAAGTAATAATATTTACATTTGCGTTATTGTTTACAGTTTCAGCGGCTATGCCAAAAGCTGGCATTTTAGAAGAATCATTAGCGTCTGCTTTAGAAACAACAGTTTTATTGCCTGATATGCCAGATATATAAACTACGTCGCCCTTAGTTAATGCTTCACCAGCTTGGGCTGTAAAGTATATAGCGCCTCTTAAATTACCAATAAATTGGTTGGCTTCAACATCTCCATCTATTGTAATGTTACCAGTACCAACTATGTCATAACCGTTAAGGTCTAAGTTGCCATCTAGCTGGCCGGATAATGAAAAATTACCAGAAGTAATATATCCTGCGTCATTATTTAGAAAACTTACATTATCTCCACTGTGAATAATATTATCTAAAATACCAGTAATACTACCGCTATTTCTAGACAAAATCAAAGAGTGAGTGCTGGAATTGTAAGTTATACCTGTAACAAAAACATTTGTATCCACAACGGTTTCTGTGGAAGTAGTTATTCCTGTGATATGACCATAAGGATCAACAAAAATGTCTTGAACATAGGTTCTACCGCTTTCATTTATTCCTGTACCGTTCACAGGGATGTGATAATTTGTACCACTAACTAACACACCTTCTAAATGCCCGGTAATGGTAATACTATCATTTCTTTGCAATATTAAATTATTATTACCACTATCAAATGTCAATCCTGTAATAAAAGTATTTAACCCCGTCTCAGTATAGCCTGTTATGTATCCAGCATCATTATTTAGAACACTGATATTGTCCCCAGATACTAAATACCCACTTGTAGAATGGTCACCCCAGCCATAAGAGTCATTCCAATTGGCTATATCTCCAGTAGATATTGTATATGCTGGAGAGCCTGTGAAAATAGGATCTGTTTCTGTGAATCCTGTTATATAACCAATATCATTATATAAATGACTTACATTATCTCCGCTAATAATAACTCCACTTAAAACACCAGTGACTGTTGAGCTATCATTATTTTGTAATACTAATTCATTATTACCGCTATTAAAAACTATATTAGTAGCATAAGTATCTGTATTTATGCCAGTTCCAGAAGCTAGTGCTGTTGACACTCCTGTAACGTGTCCATATGTATCAAAAAGTAAGTTTTGAATAAAAAAAGATCCACTATTTGATGTGTCTGAAGCTGCAGAAACACCTATATGAGATCCGCTAAGAGCATATAATCCACTATTATTTAAAAACCCTATATAATCACCACTATGTAAAACAACGCCAATATCTCCGGTTAGAGATGCTCCATCATTTCTGCTTAGAACAATTTCTCTTTGTTGGGTAGAATAAATTATTCCTGTTATAAAGGTATTTGTATCCTCTGGAATATTGTCTATTTGATCTTGTAGATATCCGGAAACAGAATTTAATTCGCCAGTTGTAGCATATTCAGATAAATCGCCTGTATGAACAACACCATTCAATATGCCTGTAACGCTACCAGACTGATGAGTAAGAACTAATTCACTAATAGAAGAATTATATGTTATTCCAGTTATATAAATATCAGAACCAGAAACTATGCCAGTACCACTAGCTGTAGCAACAACAATTCCGGTAATATGGCCATAATTATCTAATAAAATATCTTGAATAAAATTTTGACCAGAATTATCTGAGCTAGAAGCAGCATTAATGCTCGGATGATAATCTGTTCCAGATATCAAAACCCCAGAAATAAATTCTAATGCAGAAGCTGACGAATTCACAGCAACTACTTTAGAATTATTGCCACTAAAGGTTGATGGAGTATCTGTGAGATCTAAAAACGTTGACGCTCCTCCGCCTATGCCTGTACCAGTTGCATATGCAGAATTTATACCAGTGATATGTCCATATTGATCTAGAAAAATATCTTGAATAAATAGATTCCCATCATTGTCTACAGAAGATGCTGCAGAAATAGTTGGATGATCTATGATGAAGTCTGTGGTAATGACTAGATTTATATCGTTAACTTTTTCTATAGTTATAGAATTAGTACTTGAAGCACTGTCTACAGATGTAGTTATTTCGATAATATTTTTTGTGGTTTCTGCTGTTCCTGCTATCCCTTGTTCTATTTCCAAAAAAAATTTATCTTGCGAAGAGCTACTAGTAAAACTATCAGCAGTACTAGTATTTACATCAATAATATATTTTTCAGCTTCAGAAACCTCTATTGTAAAGGTAGCCATATTAAGTAGTACATTCTAGTAACGTATTAGATTTACTATATCGTTTAATAATATCAATAGTGCCGTATAAAATTCTAATTATATATTTACCACCATCCGTATAATGATCATCGTCTGATTGAAGCTCAAAATCATACTTAGCGGTAGAAAAATCGTAACTATTTGTTACATCTGCTGGTAATTCAAATTTCACTGTACCAGAATCATCATTTACTATAGTAAAGTTATACAGAGATGGATCTGTATTTTCTGTGGTAAAAGTTGTGGTTGTTCCGAGATTGGTGGTCCAAATAATTCTGGCACACCAACCACGAATATCTACAGGATTATTATTGGCGTCTTTATAAATAACTGTCATCCTGAAAGAAGAGCCTTGTTCTATACTAAAATCATATTGACTAGCTGCCATTATTTGCCTCCTGTGGGGTCTGGCCAGATTATATAATAGTATACACAATCCCATAAAAAAAGGGCTAGCAAGTGCCAGCCCTTTTCTACTAGGAAGTAGTTCTCAGACAATTAGAGAGAACCGAGGATGACTCTGCGGTTGTCTAGAACAGCAAAGCCTTGCTCTGCCCAACCGTAGAAACCAGCTCTCTTCTGTCTGTGAAGCGAATCGTCTTCGAAGATTTGAACTTCTTGACGAACTGGCATCACAAAAGAATCTCTCTTGCGTAGGTCTAGACCAACGACAACTTCGGTATTGTGATCAGTTGGCATGGTGCCACTTAGTTCATTGGAGTAGAATAGTTGATACTCCTGACCACTACCTAGTTCGTCTAGGTCATGTAGATTAACGCCAAAGATTCTATTGACACTGCCATCAGCAGCTGTGTAGATCTCACGACGAGTAACTTCGTCAACTTGATCAACACCCCAGTTGCGAATGTCCTCCATGGCTTCTGGAGAAACATATAGGTCTGTTAAGGCACCTCTATTGTTTGAAGTGCTATTACCACCGCCATTACGACGCATAACAGTCTTCATGAGGCTAACAAGACGCTTAGTGAACTGACCGTTTTCAGCATCTCCATCATAAACAACGATGTTGCGATCAACACCAGCTGCTAATAGGGTATGCCAACCGTCGTCGTTCATCTTCTTAACGAACTGGGCTTCCATAACTTCCATAGCACGACCAACAACATCCCAACGAGCATCACGGGCATACTTTAAGAGATAGTCGATGCTGGCACCAATGTCATAGGTTGGAACCATGACATAGTCGCCTTCGACATGACGCTCTGGAATATATCCGTGATTTGGAATGGTATAAGCAACAAAATCTTTTTCAGTGCCAGGAGCAAGAAAATCCAATGGAAATTCTGGAGTGGCACTTTCTGATAATCTAACTGGCTCGAAAATGCCATCTAGAATATCTCCATTGAGAACACCTTGTCTTAATGGGAGTTCTAGAGCTTTGGCAAACTGTGCGTTAGCTTCTAAAGACTGATTCTTCTCTGCTGAGCCAGAGCGCATTAGAAGATCAGTAAGTTCTTGAGAAGGCTGAAATTTATCGTAAGATGCTGACATTGTTTTTTTCTCCCATTTATTAGACGTTGATTGAAACTTTAGCGTAACCGTCGGAATCTTTAGCGCTTAAGAACTGACCAACAGCAACTGCGCCAGTTTCTTGAGTAGCACTAATATTACCGCCACTATGAACATAAGCGACTTGACCAGCGGCTGGATCGCCATCAATGTTATTAGTAGTGACTTGACCATTTCTTAGGACAGTAACTTTGCCGCCCTTTTGTACTTCGTCTTTGTGCCAGTTAATGTGTTGTCTAGTTAGATCAAGATCTACAACATCATTAAGTAATACTCCGACAGGATATGCACCGCTTGGATTGCTGGCATATGAGACAACAGCATTAGCATCGTCCATAGCAACTCCAACACCAGTTGAAGCTGTTGAAACAGATACTACGCCTCCTCTAGTACCAGTTGTACTCATGAAAAATGAGATATCAGTAAGTAGTTCGATACGATCAGGTTTTAGAGCCATTTTTATTCTCCCTTATTTAGTTTTTTACCGAGTCTAGAATAAACAAAATCAATTAAAGCCGCGCTAGTTGTGTTGGCTTCAGAATTATCTTCACCACCAACAGTAAGATCTAGAGCTTCGGTCTCTTCAACCTCTTCTAAAATCTCTTCTGTTGTATCAAATTCATTTTCTGCTTTTGATTCTTTTTCTTTTTTCTTATCTAAAGCTTCTTTGAGGGCTGGAGGCATAGCTGCTTCAGCTTCTTTTTCCTCTTTTTTGCCATCATGTTCTTTAGCCATTTTTTTCTTCATCATAGCAATTACTGAATCAAATGCTTCGTCATCCAGAGCATCATAAGCAGCAAGAGACTCTTCAATTTCTGAGGCTTCAAATCCACAGTCAATCAAAGAGGCAGTTCTTTTTGCCATTAGTTCTTTGTTTTTCATGCCCTTGATCTCGTCTTTCATCTTCTTCATTGTTGCTTCTGCTTCATCAAGCTTTTTCTTGTCTTCTTCTTTTTCTGCCATATACTTTTTCATAGCAGCTTCAGATTCTTCAAGCTTAGATTGTAGCTCTGCAATGGTAGCAACTTTATCATCAAGTTCAGCTTGAACCTGTTCTAAAGATGGACCTTCAGTTTGTTCGGTTTCAGAAACTTCTGTGACTTCTGTAGCTTCTACAGGTGCCTCAACGGTTTCTGTAGTTTCAGCTTCACAAGCAACGACTTGCTCTTCTGCAACTTCTTCAGGTTTAATTTCTAATTCTTCTTGTTTGCTCATTATACAAGCCTCCACAGTATGAGTTTCTATGTAATCTAATGATACACCTTTATTTTCAGAAATAACGTTTTTTATTTGATCTTTTTTCATATCATCAAAATTGTCCAGTTTAGTCTGTAGTATAATACTATTAACATTTGCTGGTTTGTCAACATAGCCTTTACCACTAAAAGTAATATTTCTTAATACTCTACCAATTTTATAATTGTCTTTTTGTCCAGTTCCACCATAAGCTTTGAGGTATTTTGTTAAATATGCGCTATCATTATCTCTAGCAACAACTTTATAAGAACCAGTAGCAGGATCAGTAATGCCATAATCAAAATTATCGAAATAACATTCCATGCTTACATATTTAGTGCCTTCTTCGATGGAGGCGATTAATTCTCTGGTTCTCTCTTTAAGTTCAGGATCAGTATATGCTTTGTAGATAACTGAGCCAGTTAAGATATGGAAATTCTTTGGAAGGTTTTCTGATGGTGTGTTCTTATCTATAAGAATACCATCCTCTGTAATAGGATAATTAGATATAATATGTCCTACTATAATTTTTTCATCATGATTTAAATTTGTAGGTTTATGCTCTGGTGTTTCTTTGGCCTTCCAAACTTCTTCTGGTTCAAAAATATCATCATTTTTATTCCAATTAGAAGAAACCAGAATTGACTGAACATAATACATATCGGTATCTTGTATAGATGCAAGAGCTTTCATCTGTTTAGAAATAGCATCTACACATAACGGTTCTGCTACAGATGCAAAAGACAATGATTTATTGCCTATAATACTATCTGCTACTCCATCATCATATTCTTGTTGAAAAATTTGCATTTTAGCCTCCAAATTCAAGCATACACCATAGAATAGAAATACGCCTTTAATTGTTTATAATCATCAGTAGTTAAGTCTTTGTCTATGCTAGATTTAATTTGTTTAGAAAACTGATTATATTTATTTATAGTGTTTTGATTTTGAGATGACTTAATCTTTTCTTTAATAAGTTCACTAGTAACATTGTCTAAAGGATTAATACTAAATAAGATAGATGTCTTAACATTGTCAGCTGTTTCATATTCTGACTGAGAAAGGCTTCTCATATTCTTTTTATTAAAAAACTCTAAGAATACAGGATTTACAATATCTGATATTTGTTCTTGTAGACCTAATGCTTTCATGATTAATGAGGCACCAGTCTGTGGGGCAAATTCTTTTTGTTTTCTTGGCTGGCTATCTTTAGAAGTTTTTGGTCTACCTTGACCAGATACGCCCTGAATATCTTTTTTGGGAGCAAACTGACTTTTTAGTTCCAGCATTGTTTTTTCATTATTATCATTAGGATTCAGTTCTAGTCCCACTTGACTAGGAGTAGCAATCCCTAATTGTAATGCTACCTTTCTTAGGTTGTAATCATTAGTAACATATGGTCCAAGCTTAGATTCTGTCTTGTTTTCTCTTTCTACTCGTACATTTTCTAGCTCAGGATCAGCACCAAATCTCTTTTGCACAAATTCATTGGACACAATATTACGATCTGCCAATTGAATGATCAATGCTTTTTCTGCTTCTTCATTGCTTAGATCCATGTTATCAAATTCTATTTTTGCAGAATACCTGAAGCCCATGACCTTTTGGATCATGTCTAGTTCTTCTTGCCAAAATCTTCTTAAAACATCTCTGCCATATTGTAATCTTTGTGTTAGAGTTTTTAAGCTGATAAAATTATTGGTAGTACCAGCTGCTCCGTATGTTCCAGTTAGGGTTGGAGGAATGCCTAATCCAGCATATACATTATTGAGATGCGGAGTATATTTTGCCTCACCAAGAAATTGATGAACATTAGTATTGCTCTCAATCAACTCAATATCTGGACCCCAAACAATATCCATTGTACCACCGCCTACATTATTCTGTAAAATAGAAGCAAGCTTTGAAGCTGCTGCTTTGGTAGGTGCAATTTTATGGTCTAAATTACCGAGCTTAAATATTCTAGTATTTGAAATAGCTCCATCAAGTGCTGCCATATCCGCTAGCTTCAATTTTTCTAAGACTGTAATATCATCCATGATGCTATACATCATTGGAAATGCCCAAGTCTGCCAGTCATCCTTTTTGTAATGACTAACAATGACTTTATCAGGATCTAAGAAATATGGTTTTTTAGTTTTGGCTGCTTCAATTACCTCTGGAGGCAATTTAGAAACCATAAACTTTTCTGCATCATTTTTGGGAGAATTAATGATCTTACGAAGGTGTGCAGGAAGTTTCAAACCATAAGCCTTTTTTCCGCCAACAAAAGAAGCTAGCGGACCAGCAGCGATTTCAATATACATAGGATCAATAAATGTATATTTCCAAGGGATTTCTTTGGCCCCAAGAGATGTAATTTCTTTACGAATATCTCTATCTGTAAAATCTGCAGCATTAGCTTTATACATATCTTTAATTGATCTGTTAGTAAGCTTTGCTGTTCTTCTTGTCATTACGACATTTCCTATGCGATATAGATTATTTAAAAATCTTTCGCTACGATCTTTTCCATTAACCTTTTTAAACCAATTCCTGTAAAATCTTTCTATTCTTTTATTAGGATGAGAAACAGTAATTCCCTGAGCAGCAAAATCACCCATAAGATCGATGACATTTTTAACTAATCCTACTCTTTGATAAATAAATTCTGCTCTATTTAATACTGCATATATTTGATTAGGAACAGCTTCGTGAGGACGATAGTAATCATAGTCTGATTTGCTAAGTCCTGGTCTACTGGAAATATTAGGTAGTAGATTCGAGAAATCTTGTCTATTAGATATTCTGCCAGTTCCAGCCTTGGCATGATGAATACCAACGTATTCTTCTAAAGATCCTGCGCTAGCACTCAATGCTTCTTGTTGACTAGCCTCATTGTCTCCCCAGAAAACAAAAGGAGTTTCTAGGTTCTCATTATTATTATTTTGTTTCATGTTTTTCAATACTATTGCAATGTAATTGGTTTATGAATATTTACACCTTATTTTTGAATTCCTAGATAAATATCGTCATTTGCAGCTTTAGTAAACCACTCTGGTCCTTTATACATTTCAGAATCTTTGCTCTTAACCATATCCTGAGCACTTCCTCCTATTACATTATATTCAGGATCTACTAATTGTAAATCTAATTGTCTAGCTATCATATTAGAAATTAAAAGAGAACTATATCTATCTTTTCTTAATTTACCCTTTTTACCATGTGAACCTTTAACGTCCGGGGTATCCCACCTGTCTCTAGCCCCCACCCCACTACTGGTTTGAGTCATAACTATGGTTGTAAGTTCATTTTTTAATTCTTCGATCTCTACAATGCATTCACTTAAACTGTCGTATAAGGGATTAAGATCTGCCTCTAAGATGTTCTTTCCTTCTTTTTCTAATGCTAAGCCAATGCTTAATGAATCAAATCTAGGAAAAATAAGTTTTTTATCTTCAAAGTCTTTTCTTAATCCATGATTAGCACCAGCCAACCAATCGAACTTTGCAAATTGTATCAGTTCTAGTATGTGTAATCCTACCTGATTATCAGTAGGTTTTGCTTTATCATAATCTATAATTGGCCAAATTAAACTTTCTCCTTCTTGTAGATTTTTTGGATCATGCAAAGCTTCTTCAATTGCAACTCCACCGCCCTGAGCATCAACACCTATACTAATAACATTAAAAGCTTTCATTAAGTTTCTTATTTTTCTGGCACAGAAACTATAGAAATCATGATCTTCAGTTAGTCCTGTTTTTTGTCTTTCTCTAAAGTTGCCTCTGTTAGTAGTCCAGCAATATACTAATCTTCTATGATCTTTATTTAGTTCTATTACTGTAATGCTAAAATTATCTTTTTCACTAGCAGGATCAACACCAATAATATATTGCTTATTAGGATCTCCTTTGATAGTAGGATCAAAATTAATCTCTCCGTCCAATCCAATAATAGGATTCTTTTCATTACATGTGCAGCTTTCTATAAGGCTGCGCTTAAAGAAGCCTTCACTATCGCTAGTAAAACAAGCAGCATATTCCATTTGATAAATACCATTATGAATAGTAGCTTTTGCTCTAGCAACCTGCTTATCATCCATAAAGCCTTTAGGTATCATCTCATATGGAATCCTGATAACGCTATAATCTTTCCAATTAAAGTTTTCAGGAACAGGCCCACCAAAAATTTCTTCTAATTCTCTAGTATCCCCCTTGCTTTCTACAATAGCTTTATATCTTCTCCAATACTGAGCAAAATGCTTAAAGCTGTAATCAGCAGTTCCACTAATAATAGCTTGATTGCTTTTCTTCACCATTAATTCATCCATCTCTGGCGTCCATATGCCAGCTTCTTTCATGGCCTTTTTCTTAGCCTCTGCCTTCACGTTTTGTATGGGGCTAGCACTAACAGCAGCGAAGCCTGACACAACTGTTTCGTAGATGTCAGGACTTATTGATGCAAATTCGTCTGCAATAATAATATGGGCACGAAGACCTCTAATTTTATCACCAGTTCCTAATGGAATAGCAACTGCCCAACTTTCGCCCAGACGCATCGTACAACGATCTACATCTCGTCTAGGACCATCACTAGCCCCATTGAATATGCTTCGAATAATGTCGCTGTTACGCCACAAATTCTCCATATATTCAAATATAATTTTACTCTGTCGAAATGCACTACCTACTATAACAATCTTACTACCAGGAACAAACATGCATTTAAGCATCGCATACATGCCTAGTATAAATGACTTACCAAAACCACGACTTGCAATAAACATAGGAAATGGTCTGTTCCAAAATTCCTGTAGGATTGCTACTTGTATAGGATGTAGTTCTATTCCGAATAAACTCTTGACAGTAAATCCAAAGTAGGTAGGATCTGTCATTATTTTTAATAGATGAGCATCTGGATTTTCAATATCATATTTGGATCGCCCAATCATAAGATTGCGATCTATTACTAGCTTGCTGGTATCGCCCAGACCTAACCATGCTTCATCGAATTTTTTATTTTCTATTTTGCTGCTCATTGACTCTTTTCATTATGCTAATTGCTAGTGCCATTGCGTTTTCTCTATTACCACAAAAATGCGTTTGTATGCCATATATGGTATTAATTTCAGTTATATATTTTAGCAGATATAAGGGTGTGATACGAAGGTTTTTCCATAATTTTGGGGGTATGCCACTATTGCGGGGAAATTGTAATATGTCATATAGGTCAAATTCAAATAGTATATGTTTATGGGGATATCCTGCCATTCGGTCTAGTACGTCTTTAAATCTTTTTTCAGTTATATTATTGGACACTTCATTGACGCTACTTTTACGCTCAATACATAATAGGTTCTCAAGGCCCGCTATGCTATAATCGCCCGTGTCTAATTTCGCCTTGGTTATATTAAAGTTATCATTAAAGTCCCACGGTTTCTGTTCCCTGGTATCTACGATAATGTCGAAGTATTTATTTTTCATGATTGTTTGGCCGCCACGATTTTAAAAAACAAAGGAGCATAGCCATCTTCATTTCCATGAATAAAATTATGATGTCTGCGGCATAAAGTAATTCCATTATTAGGATTAAATCTTAAGCCAGGATAATCGCTCCATCTTCTTATATGATGCGCGTTAAGATATTTTTTACCTCCACACTTTGGCCACTGACAGGTATATCTGTCCCTCTTGTATACTTGGGCCCGCCAGTTCTTATAATTGTTATCAATCGGACGAGTCATGTTTACTTACCGCCTCTGGAGTTAAGAATGGCATATCCGCACTTTTATCTTGATATACATGAACATCTTCTAAATCATCAATATGTTTTCTGACACTCATACTCATAATTTCCATTTGACGACCTTCGGCCTCTCGTATCTTTTCGTCCTCCAACATGCGAAGCAAACCTGTCCAACTACTTTTGCCGTCCTCGATTCTTTTGATTCTTTGTTCTCTAGTGGCTTTGAGATCTTTGCTTATTTTTTGTTGTTCTGCAAGGAGTTTGGTATATTCGTTTGTATAAGATGTGATGCTATTGCGGGCGAAACTTAATTGGGTTTCTAGATTGGTTAAGTATGCATTATCACGGTCTTCTTCTTGTTTTAGGTATTCGTCGTCTACCATCTTTTGAATTCGTTCAGTGTCTGCTATGTGGCGTTTGCGCTCTTTCATAGATCGGTTGATAAGAATGTCTATAGTGATAAATTGTTTAATTTGTAGTTCCTCTGCTGGTAACACATCTTCCCGGAATTGTTTAATAAGGCCGATCCATGTGTCTTCGAAATATTTTAATTCTCCAGTATCAGCGTCAAACTGACGTTCTATTTCGCTCCAGAAAGTTTTTTTGTGAAGTTTGTGTCTTAAGTATTTGGTGTCTTCGTCAGAGTCTTCTTCTCCTGCTAGTAGATGGTTGTCTTCTATAAATCTTTCTATAGGAGCAACGCTTCTGTTTAGATACTCTGCTATTTCTTCAACACTGTCTTTTTTAAAGTGATCACGAATATGTTTTTGTTCGCTAAGACTTAGCTGGCCTCTTTTTTTACTCATAACTATTTAGTATCTCTTTAATGTTTTGCAGAAGAAGGGAGTTATACTTTTTGGGGATCTTTTGTCCATAAAGAATCATAAGGTAATATTTACGAAGTTCTACTTTAATGTGGGGATCTATCTTTTTTAATATTTCTTGGTTTTGTATACTAGAGATAAAATCTAATTCAGGGTTTTGTATACTCTCTGCTTTTTCTGTGTGGCTAACCTGCATAAGGTTCTTTTTGTTGTTATTTTTAACGTACCAATTATTGTATAGGGTGCAATTAGTTTTACAGTTGAACTGGGTGCATTGACTAGTGCTTTTTGCATAGTCTTTGTCATAAAACTCGCAGGTGCTGCAAGGAAGATCTGGTCTTTGATATTTGTCTCGTTTGAAATTAAAAAGACGATTGCGAATGTGGGTCCAAAGAAAATTTTCTAGGGGTTTGCTAGTGTCATAATTTTCTAGTCCTTGCAAGGCAAAAATGTATGCTTGCTGTTTCATATCTTCTATGTCATGATAGCCAAATCTAAATTTATGAAGCAGCTTGTAACAGATTTTATCTATAGTTTCAAGAAAGTGTTTCTCTGTTACTTTGTCTAAGATCATCTTTTCCTTGGGTTTCTTCTTGGTTCGTTGTGCCATCTAGTAGCTCCGCTATGCTTTTTCCATCGGGCAGATGCAGTTCAGCCTCTGATGGATGAGTGTCTGGGTTTCCTGTTACTTTAAGTGATGATGCTGCGAAAATATGGTCCATAGTTTCTCCTGCAATAGTATTATAATGGTATTATAGAATCTATACACCAAAAGTCAAGTTTCATTAATATGTGTATCTTAGTGTTAATCTTTATGGTTTAGGTATTACATTTTAGGATAGTTGGGCTTGCTATGTTAGTACCACCCCCCGCAATTTGGGGGGTACCCCACCAATGGGGGGGAAATGAAAAAACCCCCCTAGATAGGGGGAATATCACAACACGATACCCTACCGATAAGGGGTGCAGCAAAATGCAATGCAAAATGCAAAAAACGATGCAAAATGCTACACCTACCAATGGGGGATACGATACGAAAAACCCTATTTTTATAGGCTCAAAAATTTTTTTCCGAATGGCACGCCGATTGCACTATATTCTGGCATGGAAAACGGAAGAAAAAAAATCGAAAAAAATCTCTTGACGATTCAAGATTCGATGCTAAACTTCCGATATAGAAAACAGACCTTTACTTTGGAGATTGAAAAAATGGAATTGGAAATTGTGACCGTTTACGTTTCGGATTGCTGCGGTGCATATCTTGATGATGCCCACGTTCAACATGGCATCTGCCACGATTGCGGTGAGCATTGCGAAATTATCACCGAAGAATATCCTGCCACCCCCGTTTGTGGGGGGTGAAAATAGAATAGACTGCCGATAGACTAGACTAGTTCGCCACCACCATAGGATGAAAAAAATGTTCACGCTTACCGATCTAGCAGAAATCAAAACGGAAATTTTCGGAGACCGTCAAGAACTGTACAGCGTAGAAAAAAATGCAGTCAGTTTCGGATTGTCTCTTTTGAGCAATCTCGACCGGGGAACCGCTTGCGAAAAATACTTGTGTCGCACAATGAACGCCCACGGAATCGACGCCACCCATATGGGGGGTTCGGGCAATAGTAACGATATGTCCCTCTATGTAGGGGGTCGCATAGTCCGGGGTGAGAGCAAGTCTAGTCTGTTAGGCCCGCAGTCAGGGAAGTACTACTTTATAGGGGTCAAGCCAGAATTGTTTGACATTCTGTTTTTCTGCTTTGTTCACCCCACCAAAGGGGTAGTCGTCAAAACCGCTAGTGCAAAGCATATTCGGCAATGGGTGGCAGAATACAATCCAACCAACAAAACGAAAGACGGCGGCCCAGCATCCTACGATATATACTTCCGGGGTGACATGACAAACAGCAAAATCCCCACAATCGAATGGGATCCCGCTGGAGAGGGGGTCAAGATGTAGTCCCCTAGTCGGGGGGTTGACAAGAAAAAAAAATTGCTAGACTTTGGATATAAGAAAGAGAGAAAGAAAATGAAAACGATTGAAATTTCACCAAGTTACGTTGACTATCAAAACTACTTCCACAAAATGAGTGACGAGTTGCTAACATTGTGGATCGAAGTTGCAGAGCGTAGGCTGACTTGCTATCGTCGGAAATCTGACTTGCTACGGGTTGCATTGGGCATCCGTGCTGCGAAAAGTGTTCAGCGTTTACGAGAAAGGAATTGGGAGTGATCATCTTGACCGTTGCTGTTTCGTTTGCTATGCTGTTCTGCGGGTTCGCCGCTCTCTATCTCACCCTATAAGGAAAACCACAATGAATACCGAAAAACTCATGCAACAATACCCGATTCTCACTGACGCTTGGAATCAGTGTACCCTAGTCTGGAAGGGTATTGAGCAGAACGGGAACCTTCACAAGTTCAACCGAAAGACTTTGAGAAAAATTGTAAAGGCTAACCGCTCTAGTGTCGATAAAAGGCTAGTGGGTGGGAATGACAACATGATTGAAAAGGTAGGAAAGCCTGGATCCCCTGAAAGGGTGGTTGCGTTGGCTGCTCAATATGCTAGACTCAGTGAAAGTGAATCGTCACCCTTTGGAGAATAAGACCATGAAAGAATCAGATCAGGAATTGTTGTTGATTGTGATTGTGTGTTGTGTTATTGTTGTATCTGTGCTTTGGAACTATACCCCTATCTGCTAAGGTGATGGAATGACAACCTACGAAAAAATGACAACGCGAGAACTTGACGCTTGGATCCGGGAAGGTGGAAAAGACTTGTGCGATAATGCTCAAACGTACACTCCGGCAAAGTATAGGCTGGTGGCCCATATGGTACGCTCTGCCGTTCGTGAGAAGTTGCGACGGGTTCGCCATGCTGATTGGCTGGAGCGGGAATACGCTTGGGAAACTGAACGGGCGATCAGGGGTGGTACTGGATGGAGTTAATCCCCCATCGGAGGGGAAAAACGTTTTACCCCACCTATAAGGGGGTTGCCCCCTTGTCTTACCTAACCCTTCGGGTTAAATTATGGAAACAGCCAGCAAAAACCGTGCCAAAAAAATTTTGGTTTTTCAGATTTTTTTTTTGCTTGACAACTAAAGTTCCGTATGGTAAAATGCCGATATAAGAAGTAAGAAAGAAAAGGAGAAAGAAAATGATGTTCATGAGCAAGACTGAGATTCAAGACCATATCCAAGATCGTACCGGAAATTGGTATGATGAGTTGGTGAACATGGGTATGGTAAGTGATGAGTTGTTGAGTGAGGCCCTTGCCAATGATGGCGAGTTGCAGATTGGCTATGATTTTGGTACGCTCAATATCGACAATGAGGGATACGTTGTTGATTGGGAGCCGTTGAACGATGCTTGGAATGAGGATTGAAAATGAAAAAATCAAAACTTGACAATGAAGGCGTGATGCGTGGGCATTATGCTATCTTTAGTGAGTATGACTTGGACGAGTTTTGTCTTTAGGAGTTTGGTAGAATGACAACGCAAACATTGAAAAACCATATTCGATCAGGCCGATATGCTTGGCCCGGAGGATACCCGAAGTATTTTGTAATGAACGACGGCGAGGCCATGAGTTTCGACGCTGTGCTAGAAAACTTCCGTTTGGTTTTGGATTCTGTGAAGCACAAGCGGAATGATGGTTGGCGGGCGGTTGCCTGTGATATCAACTGGGAAGATGAGAATCTGTATTGTTGTGATAGTGGTGAGAAGATTGAAGTAGCCTACGGAGAATAAAGATGAAAGAAAAACTACAAGACGAGATAATCACATACTTTGGAGTTTACGAAAACATGATACCGTTCGTCTATACTGATGAACAACACCAGAAGTTCATAGACGATATTTGCCAAATAGTTGTAGACGCATACAAAAAAGAGGTTGTAAGTGACTGAGTATGATGAGGGATATGAGGATGGATACCATGATGCTTGGGCTGAACTTGAGGCATGGTATGGTATAGATGATGAAGGTTGGGATTGGTATGTAGTTGATGAGGATGAGTATGAGACCGTTGATTGATGAGGGGCCTTGGCTTGATGAATATGGTTGGATGTTATCGGTATGTTATCATATTGTTTTTATGGTAATGTTTACGAAGGTAATGTTTAAAGGGTGGAAGTAATCCCCCGTGAGTGGGGAAAAATGATTTATACCCCTGATAGGGGGTTGTACCACCCAAACTGGGCGGTTAAATTTTATGAAAACAGCCAGCCAAAATCAAGCCCAAAATTTTTATTTTCCTGTAAAGTATCTGGGGTGGATTGTCGATATATAAAGTATTGGCAAGGATAACCCACGGAGAAAAAAGATGTTGACACTCTACACGATTTTTGGTATGTTTGTTGGTTTCGAGGGATACGATAACGGCAAAGTTTACTTTGGGATTTATACCCCCCAATATGAGTATGGGTATGTGATTACGCAGAATGAAATTTATCTGGACACAATTTTAGAAAAATCTAAAGATTAGGGGTTGACTTGGACGATCCAAGGAGTATAATTCGGGCATGACACGTAACCAACACCACGGAGGATTGAAGATGGATGAAATCAACACTGCTCTCTTGATTGCTGCTCTTGAGGCTGAAGGAACTATTGAGCCTTGCGACGATATCAATGCCCATCCTCTTGACTGGATGGATGCTACTGGTGTAGACTTGATCGACGATTACTTCAAGGATAACGACCCGCTTTACGCTCTACTGCTTGAGGAGGCTAACTGATGACACCTAGCGAGAATATTTACAATTCGGACTATGATGAAATTGACGGACTTGTTGACGTTGAAGGTTATTGTGACGAGATGATGGAAGGAGTGTACGATTACCACGAGGATGATTATTACGATGATAGCATGGATGGGGATTTTGATTCGGCCATGCGTGATTGTGGATTCGGAACTGATGAGGACTATGGTTACTATGGAGAGGATTATTGATGAGACAATATAACTGCTACGATATAAAAACTGTTGACAATCAAAATCACTACGGTACTTGCTCAGTAATTGTGCCAACTATTGACCTTAGTGAAGCAGTTGATCGACAGGAAAATCTGGCCGCTATCTCTGGTGTGTTGGAAAGTATTGTGGGCGAGGTTGATAGTTTTAGTTATGAGGAGGTACTATAATGATTCAACTAGACCCTGCTAGTTTGGCGATAGGATATGCTGCTGGTACACTGTTGTGCTGGTACTTGAATCAAACTCTAAACGCTAAGGAGAGCGAATATGAGCGAGAAGATGACGGAGCGACAGATAAAGACTTTATACATTATAAGAACAGCGTTTATGGCTGGAATTATCCTTACGATAATAATACATCTGCTAGAAGGTAATGCCACGATTGCAGGGTTTGGTCCGATGTAGTACTTATGGGGGGTTGGAAAACCATTTTCCCCACCTATGGGGGATATGCGATTTTTTTATTTTTTTTGCTTGACAGACTCAAGTTCGGCTGGTAGAATGTCGATATAGTTAGTAGGGAAAGCAACCACACGGGTGTCTTCCCTATGGTAGAATGTTAGTAGGTTTAGTTTCGCTTCGGAGAAAATGAAAATGGAAAACGTGATTATGATTGCTGGTTTCTTGGCTGTTAGTGCTTTGGTTTTGGTTATGTTTGGTGTGTATGCCGTCTATGGTGGTAGTCATGCCGAACTTTGCAACGCTAAACCCGGTCAGGTATTCAACTTTGAGTATCTTCAGCCGCTGAATGGCGAACGCAAGCGTGTGCTTGCTAAAGTTCTTGAGCGACCAGTTCACTTGGACGATCATACTATCGCTAGCATGAACGCTAGAAGTGCCTATCGTCGAAATGATCCTAAGTTTGAGCGTACTCATCATCTGGTAACGTGTCAAACTGCCGATGGTAATATCCGACAGTTCTACTGTGAACGTGTCAAGAACTGCCGAAAGCCACTACTTGGCTCTCTGGTTGCATAACTCTCTCCGTGGTGGTGTTGTCGAAAGCCCCGTCACTCAGCAATGGGTGGCGGGGTTTTCTTTTATACTTATTTGGTGGGGGTAAAACCATTTTTTTGCCACCAATGGGGGGTTGTACCACCCGAACTGACCAGTTTGGCATTATGGTAAAGCCAGCCAAAATCTAGCAAATTCTGTGCCGAATATTTTTTTTATTTTTTCTGGATTTTTTACTTGACGGCTGACGATAATATGATATACTGGAGAGACAACCACGGAGAACAATACCATGAAAACTGCAAACGGCAACGATAAACTAGGCAAGGAAAACTGCATCGTCGTGAGTCGCCCCGTTGGCGATACTTGCCCGCCTACTTGTGCGTTCCTTGGCAACGGCTGCTATGCCGAACAGACTGAGAAGATATATCCGGGTGTTCGCCCTGCTGGTATGCAAAACGTCATCACCGAACGTGGGCGTATTCGCTCGATGATTATTGACGCGGAGCGTAAAGGCAAGTCTATCCGCTGGCATGAGCGTGGTGACTGGTTCCTCAATGGTAAACTCGACACCGATTATGTCGATAACGTAGTCTGGGCGTGTGAGAGTATTCTGGCTGACGGCGGTAGTCTGCCCGATATGTGGTTCTACACTCATATTTACGATAGTCGGCTGGTCAGTATGAACAAGTATATGGCCGTGTATGCTAGTGTTCACAATGCCCAAGATGTTCTCGATGCTAAGGCCGTTGGTTTCAAACTGTTCGCATGGTGTGACAGTGACCAGAAGATTGCCACCAAGCGTCCGCGTGGCAAGGTCAAGGCTCAACAGTGGCGTGACAGTCTGCCAAAGTTGGTTGTCATCGACAACGAGAAGTATGTCACCTGCCCTGAGATTCGTCGTGGTCGTGGTGTCGTGACCTGCACGCCAACCAAAAATAGTGTCGCCTGCAATCTGTGCGTCAAGGGTCTGGGTAACGTACTGTTTCCATCACACTGAGGAGTTTACTATGTTCAAAGTAGTCAAAGACGAGAATGTTATATCATACTGGGAGTGTGAAGATTGTCATGACAAAGTTGGCATCACGCCCGACTGGTATGAACAGAATGGCACACCAGTGTGTGTTGAATGTGACCGGGATATGTTATACGGCTGGACGGAGGTGAATGTCGATGGCTAAATACTATATTCAATCTGGCAGTCTACAACTGATATACTCAACTAGTCAAAGCGTGTTCGATGCTTGTAGGACAGTATTGTGGGAGTGTAATGAAAACGATACCCTGGACGAGTATTTTTATATTGACGAGCGTGGCTTTCGTGGATATGTTAGTGCTGATGGAGATACTATGGTTGTTCCGTCTATTGAGATAATGGAGGCTGAAGGCTGGGCATGATATAAAAAGCCATTTACCCTACTATTGGGGGATGAGGTATTCACCGCAAAAAATTCTAAAGTTTTCTCTTGACAGCGACGATAATAATGATATACTTAGAACACACGGCACGAAGACAGTTTCCAAGCGTTCGTACCTGAGATTGTGATGCCATAAGGTACTGTGGTCCAGCAATCGGAAACGCTTGTAGGGTGCAACTCCCTAGTGACCGTGGCCGTACAACAATTGTCTATACAGTATATTTTGGAGAGCATGATGAATAAAGAACAACAAATAAAAACAATACTCAACTACCTGAATAGTAAGATGAGTGCTATGAGCAAACCCGAAACAGAAAAGGTCAAGAAAATCCTGGAGGATGACGATATTAGTCTACAGGAGGTAGTAGAATGGTATATCGACTATGTGCGTTCGCATTGATCTTTTGTAGTGGTTGTGTGAGTACCAGCAGGGTTTCTCTATTTTGCAACAAAACAATAGACCTTGACAAACGCCCGCTAGAGGGTACAATGGACGTTGGCATCCGATTGGAACTGTTTAGGAATTGGAAGTAGAATATGAGCAAGATTATTGTGAGTACATGTGGATGGTGCGAGGCTGATCCTAGCCGTACGATGTTCCAGTATATTGGAGATCGGGACGATGTGGACAAGTTGATTAGTGGCGAGCAGTGGTTGTCGCTACCAGAAGATGATGATCTTGATGTGGAAATATGTCGTAATGATTATATCCTAGAATCTGTTGCATCAGCGTTCAAGTATGCTCTTGATGGTGAGTATTCCCACGTTGATGTGGAGGTGGAAAATGAGTAAGTACGGCAAGATAAAAACTAAAGTAAAGAAACCTTGGGAGTTAGCCCGTGGACACAACAGCCATCGTTCTGGTTCTGGTAGTCATGATAACAGGCCTCGCAGAATTCGCACCAGAATGGATGTTCGGAGACGAGCATTAGCAGAATATTGCTAGCCAGAAAAACCTTTTATCCTTCTGTTGGGGGGGTGACACACCCAAACTGACCAGTTGAAATTTATGAAAACAGCCAGCGAAAAATTCAAGATTATGCTCTTGACAGGACGATACTATATGGTAGAATGATAGGACAAGCAACAAGCACTGTGCAAGTTGCAACTTTGGTTTAGACGATTGGAGAATGATAATGAAGAAGTTTAGTTTCACCATCGACATGGTTTCTGATGCTCTCGACATTGAGACAACCAAGGCTGAAATTCAGCAGTTCCTTGCAGAGAAGCATGAGAGTGTTGTTTCGCAAGTAAAGTCTGCTGGAGTCAAGAACTTCAGCGAGCAGGGTTTCAAGGTCTGGCGTGCTAGGGTTACTGGTGTGACCGCCAAGCAGGCTGGTGATGCTCATAACCCAAAGGCTGAGACAACTGCCTCCTGACTGCTCTAGGGTAGGCCCGTAGGTTTGCTGCGGGTCTACCTTTAGTCAAGGCCCCATAGTTCAACGGATAGAACAGCGGTCTTCTAAACCGTAGATAGAGGTTCGATTCCTCTTGGGGCTACTTGACTTTCTTTGAGTGGTGTGGTAAACTTGTACCTGGAGGTGCGTATGGAATGGTTGATTATTATTACGGTTGTGTGCTTGTCTATTCATGGTATTTACAAAGGAGAACAAAGTGCCTAACTGGTGTGCTAATAACGTGACGATTACCCATGATGATCCTGCTAAACTCAACGAGTTGCTGGATGCTTACAAGCGTGGGGAGTTGATGGAACACTATCTACCTACGCCAAGAGATCCAAATGATCCAACCAAGTTGCTTGGTCAAGGTATACCAACAACGATTGGCGGCAACGATTGGTATAATTGGCGTGTGCATAATTGGGGTACTAAGTGGGACGTTGGTGGTGAGTACGCTTTTTGTAAACGCATAGTTACTGCTGACAATACTGTTGTGCTATCTTTCGATAGTGCATGGTCGCCGCCTATTGAGTTTTATAGTTTCCTAAAAGATGAACACGGTTTTGATATTCGTGCATCATACTTTGAACCGGGTATGGCTTTCTGCGGTGATTGGATCGACGGTGTGGATGATTATTATGAGGGTGAGTGGCGAGATTTTCCAGATCATCTTATCCAAGAATATAATATGGAAGAGTTCTATGAGGATGAAGAAGTAGCATAATAAAATTCGGAGGCTAGTGCTAAGTATTTATAATTTATAACTTTATCGCCCGTCTCAGGAGCAATCCTGGGGCGGGTTTATTTTTGGCATAAAAAAAGCGTTTTACCCCCACGATAGGGGATGACCAAAGTTTTCTTAAAGAATTATGCTTGACAGGGACGATAAGTATGGTATACTCAAGGCATAGCAAGTAACCACTAACGAAAGGACGATAAGATGCCTGCTAATGTTGAAACTATGTTCTACACTGGTGCTACCCCTTGGCACGGTCTTGGTGAAAAGTTGGAGCAGGCTCCGACGATCAGCGAGGCCATTGAGGCGAGTGGGTTGAATTGGGAAGTTGGAACCAAGGATCTGGTGACCGTTGATGGTCAGTCGGTTCCTGCAAGGGCTACCTATCGCAAGAGCGACAATAGTATTCTGGGGGTTGTCGGGCCTCGATATGTCCCGCTCCAGAACAAGGATGCTTTTGAATGGTTCCAGCCGTTCGTTGATGCTGGCGAGTGCAGCCTGCATACTGGTGGATCGCTAAGTGACGGTCAGAAGGTCTGGGTTCTTGCTCAGTTGAACCGTGACCCTAGCGAGATTGTGTCTGGTGATGAGGTGCAGAAGTTCATCCTTCTGTCAAACAGTCACGATGGCACTACCGCTATCCGTGTAGGCTATACCCCGATTCGGGTTGTGTGTGTCAATACCTTGGCTTTTGCTCACTCCCACAAGGAGAGCAATCTGCTGAGAATCCGACATACTCGTAGCAGCAAGACTGCCCTAGATAATGTCCGTGACATCATGGACAATATCAACGCTCAGTTTGAGGCTACTGCTGAACAGTATCGGTTCCTCGCTAGTCGAGACTTCAATCAGGCTGACGTACAGAAGTATGTCAAGGTTCTGCTTGGAGTTGACAAGAAGGCTCCAGAGGACATCAAGACTCGGACGCAGAATATCCTGACCGAGATTCTTGCTACCATCGAAGGGCCAAAGCAGAGTATGCCCGGAGTACGGGGTACTTGGTGGGCTGCCTACAACGGCTTCAACGAGTATCTCAATTACACCAAGGGACGGAATACCAATAACCGTCTGGAAAGCCTCTGGTTCGGCCAGAATGGCACTGATAATAACAAGGCGTTGCAACTAGCGACAGAGTTCGCCAACGCCGTATAACGCTCTCCTTTCGTGGTGGTGAGCGAGAGAGGTCGCCCTGAGAAATCGGGGCGGCCTTTTTTTATTGGCACAAAAAGTGTTTTACCCCCACAATCATACTACTAATATAATTATGTACCACCTAAACAAACCCATTCGGACTTTGTAAGATAGTCAGCAAAATTAGTGGCCATTTGGAAAAATTAAAGAATGTACTTGACAGGTGACGATATGTATTGTATACTGGGATGAGTAAGACGAAACCCTAAAGGAGAAAATGATGATCGCTGCTTACAACCGTCGCCCCATGTCCGTATCCTGCTGCCACTGTGGTGCAGAGCATAGTCTCATGGTAAATCCAGAAGATATTATTCGTTGGCAATCTGGCGAGTATATCCAAGATTGTATGGGATATTTGTCATCAGCAGAACGTGAACTTCTTATTAGTCAGACTTGTGATGATTGTTGGAAGAATATGTTCGGTAGTGATGAGGATGAATAATGTATGACTATCAGTTCTTCTATGATATGAGGGATATATCTACTGAAGAAATTAAAGAACATAGGGACTTTGCTTCTGAATCGTGGCAATATGCAGACTATCAACAAAGATGCCATCTAAAGTGTCTGAAGGATAGTTGTGTTAGGGAACTTATAAGGAGAAAGAATGAAATATCAAATTAGGTTCCACCTTGCTAGGGGTGAACATTATATGCACTGGCAAATTAAGGCTTATGATGGGTCTGTACAGTATATTAATCCTGCTAAACAAGATATCGAAATGATTGGCTGTAAATTAGTCAATAAAATTGGTGCAGCAAAGAGGGTTAATAGTCGGGGTGTTAAGGATGTGTGTGGATGGATAGAGTGTGATAATTATTGGCCTAGATATATTGATGATATTCCTATCTATGGTTTAGAAAGATTGAGTTATAATCCTATTAGGGATATTCATTGGCGTAGGGCTAGTGATGATGGTGAATTCAGTTGGGATAATAGTGAGTATGATAGTCTAGTAACTAATGGATCAAGTGTCTATGTGCTAGAAGAAACCTGCTGCTCTTAAATACATATATAATAACCGTTCTCCTTTGGCCTCCGGGGTAAAATCCGGGGGCTTTTTTATTTGTATTACCTAATATATTAAGGTCGTGACAATGTGGACAGCCAGTAAAACTGGTCTATTAAATTCATTATGTATTATCCAAACTAATCCTTTCGCCTGATAATAGATAGTCAGTCAAATCTTACGGTCAGTAGTATTGGTTAGGGATATACTATTGTAGCATGTAGTCTAGTAGAGTCAAGGGCCAGTATATTTATTATGCAGGAAAGAGTATTAGTATTACCCAAAGTAATAGGTGAACGCCAATATTAGATAGCCAGTAAAAATTAATAGTATAGTCTTATTGAACTCAAGCCCCCTAAATAACCTCTTAACCCCTCTGCATAACTAGTAGTCAGAATTCTAGAAAGTGTCAAGGTGAAAAAATTATAAAAAAATTCTAGACCATGAAACTTGCATCTTTAGGCCCAGTGGATACTATAGGTCAGGGAGTCAGTAGTAGTATGTGGTATGCGATTAAATTAGATAGTAGTATTGATTGTAAGAAAATTTGTACTAGTATACAAAAGAACCTGTTCGAGAAATTTCTCAAAGAAAATATCCCACTAGATGGTAAAATTTTATATATGGAGATTAAAGACCCAGTAGATTCATCTGCACCAATAGAATCACTGGAACATAAAAAACCCAATATTATCGAGAGTTAATAAGGTTTTTACTACTACTAGTATACAATATATCAAGGCCCAGTAAAGATTCTACCATATTTATTATCAAGACTATACATTAAATGAATATTTTTGCAATCTTTTGTAGAGAAATTCACCATATTTTATTCTTTTCTGCATAAAAATGCCCGTATTTCCCGTGTTTTTTTAATTTAGTCACTTATTTTGCGGCGACGAGGTAAAATCGGGAATAAATATAAATCCCCACCAGAGAACTAGCAGTACCCTCTATTTCCCTATTGACTCTACTGTTACTGTTAGTTATACTAGTAGTAGGAAACTCTTAAAAAATAGGGGAAAAATTATGTATAAGCCCATGCTTCTTACAGATCAAGAACTAAAATTACTACTAGAAATCATAGACTCTCATAAGGGTAATAATGGTCATAATGCCACTAATATCCACCTAATTAAGCGTAGAATTACCCATTTGATTAATGCTAAAAAATAGGTAGAAAGTGTAATTAAGGAGAATTCCCCACTAATTAAAAAGAAATCAAACCTAATTGGGCAATAGTCCCACAGAAATCAAAATACGGTGCTTATATGTTCAATATAGTCTTATTGTGTATATGGTTATTGGTAAATTTACTAATGATAGTATATGAGAGGAAAGCCTGTTATGAAAAAGACTATCATGGTTATGGCAACCATTACAATAGAAGGTGATGATCTCAATGCGGGATTTCTCAAGAGTATTTTGCAGAAGATAAGGAAGTGGTTTAAATACCAGCACAGGCTAGAGTCAGATACTTATATTGTTGCTAATGTGGAATTTAGTGATAGTTATATTGAAATAGAAAGGTAGTCTAGTGGATATATTTGATATAGAAAGTCTAGTTTCTTATATAGAGGAAAATCACTATAATCCAATAGAAATGCTACCATCTTTTTCTACTAAAAAAATAGAAACCATATATAACAAAAATAACAAGTACAATGGTGAAGATGTAGTAGTTACGGATATTACTCTGGAAAATTCCGATATAAGAATTACTCTAAATGAAGGTGGTACTTGGTCAGTCGATTTCTGGAATAAATAGTAAAGTCTACCCTTGACTCAGGACGATAGTGGTGGTATACTGATAGGAACCTTGGAGGAAACCATGAGAATTGACCGGATTAAAGACGTAAACGATTATAGTAGTGCGGTAGCAGATTATCTTTGTGATGAATATGGGGATATGACCAAAGCACTACAAATTGACGATACCCAGCGTAATGTGGTTGGTAGTATTATCAACTATTGTTATGATCATGGTGATAGTGTGAGTAATGCGGGGAATTATCTTATTGAATTTATTAGGAAAACTAGTCATGAATGAAATTAGCAATCTTAAAAAGATCGAGTGGGTTCATTGGGTACTGGATGAACTATCTCAGGGAACCACTATGGATAATGGTGAGATTGAACAGGCTAGGGATTTTATTGAAGATATTAGAGAACTCTTTATACCGGATATGAAATAAAATGAAGAAATATATTACAATGCAGATCAGTTTTATTGCTCAATATGACGAAGATACAACTGATATTAACGAAGTATTGCATGATATGGATATTAAGATTAAAGATCAAACTGGTCAGGCTGATTTGTATGATCTTGATATTTTTGATTGGGAAATAAAGGAGGTGGAAGAATGAACTACTATATAGAAAAACATGATATGGAAATTATCTTGGATGCACTAGAAGCGTTACACCAAGATATGAAACACGCTGACGAGAGTGGCTATCCAGATATAAATGCTGGGCGTGGATATACTATTGATGATGTTGATGGACTATTTCAATCGCTAGATAATAGTGGCACATACTACGATGTATTAAAGGATAAGATATGATAATTGCAAGCGATAACTATCAAGCAGTAAAAGATGGTGATACTTGGACTGTTGAGAAAAATGGTCACAAAGTCACCCTGCCACTGTCGGATGGTGATAATATTGTAGCAGAATTTTCTAGCAGAGAAGAAGCAGACCGTTATATTGGTTATGTGGGAATGTTACTAGAACAAGGATATAAATAAACGGTGTATATTCTTCTTATTGAAGGAGAAAATATGCTTGATACAAATATAGAATTTAAAATAAAAAAAAGTAATGATATCTACGCCATAGAGGTTTATAGATCAAATGCACAAGAAGATGGTACAAAATTCCTCTCCTATATAGATTCCTTCCATCCAATGAATAATGTTGAATTATTAGTATTGAAAAATTTCCTACAGGAGTATCTCCATAATAATGACTGGGATTAATATTCAGTCTCCTTGGTCAACTTTGCTAATTAATGGAGATAAATGCGTAGAAACACGCAGTTATCCTCTACCAGAAAAATACGAAGGTGAAGAATTAGCCTTAATAGAAACTCCCGGTAAATATGGAGACTTTAAGGCTAGGATTATTGGAACCATAACATTTAGTCACAGTTTCAAATATCCAGACAGGAAAGCATGGGAAGATGATCGAAACAGACACTCGATTTGTCCTAACAATAATATATTTGGATGGAATAAATGTAAAGATAAATATGGCTGGGTTGTTAGTAATGTCACAAAATTCGATGAACATCAACCAGCACCAAAAAATAAAGGTATAATTTTTACACTAGATTGTAATATCTTAATTCCATCAGGTGTTTAATATGTATGTGGTTATTTGTACAGACAACAAAATATTGGATATGTCTAATTTTAGTGGATATAAATGGTCTAATGTAGTATTCGGGCCTTTTGCTGAGAAATATGATGCGGAAGAATGGGTTGACAATCATTGTGGTAAACAATACTGGAATATAGTAAAATTAAATGACACAACCACTCAGTAAGGAACTATTGCTGGAAAGAGGAAAATGTTGTGGTAATAAATGTTTGAATTGCCCATATCACCCATGTTGGACAAAAGGTGTAACTGATATAATAAAAAATAAACCTAAAACCAATGGTACAAAAAAATGAGAACTAACAAATACTTAGAAGCATTAAAAGCTATAGCAGACAAACCGGGACCAAAAGATCCAAGAAGAACTCCTGCACCCAAAAAGGATCAGAAAAAAGGAAGCAAAAGGAACAAACCAGATAGTGCTAAAGATGACAAAAGCAGCATTACTTTTAGTGCTAAAACTATTGAAAAGTTAAAAAATAAAGTTAGCGAACACAATAAAAAGGGTAAAGGAAGTAAAGCAACTCTAGGTATGCTAAAGGCAGTATACAGAAGGGGTGCTGGTGCTTACTCTACTTCTCATGCACCTAAAATGAGCAGAGATGGATGGGCTATGGCAAGAGTTAATGCCTTTTTGACCTTACTAAGAACAGGTAGACCATCAAATTCTGGTTATAAACAAGATAACGACTTATTGCCTAAAGGACATCCTCGTAGTACAAAATAGTTAATTTTCTAAAAAACTAACATTTCTCAGACCAGTATATAGTGTATAAACTATATTGGTACTTTATTAGAGTTGTGTTAGCTTTTTGGAGAATTAATATGAATTACATTAGATGTATTGTCAGAACTTTGTTCTATTGCTCTTTATTAGTATTCTCTTGTGTTTCTTTATTATTAATTAATTACCCAGAATACTACGGTATAAGATATTTTGTCGCAAAACAGTCTATTAAAAATATATTCTATCCAACCACTTTTGAAGAATTTAAACCAACATTAAAATACTATTCCTATGTTAAATTAAGCAGATGGAACGATCATCATATAATAGATATTATTGAGGATGCTTTTGCTTTTGAGTATGAATACTGGTGCAAATATACTTATATTGACAAATACGGTAATCGTGGAATTAATATTGATAGAGTTATTCATAATTGGAAACCTTGGGAGTATCATTATTTAGAGCATGATAAAGACTATATTACTCCAGAACATAATAGGGCTATGGTATTAAGGAAAGAGTGGATGGATAATTATAGGGACATGGAAATAGAACAGCATAGGCGATATCAAATCGACTAAAGTTTTCTCTTGACTCCAGCCGATAAGGGTAGTATAATGGACAGTCTCACTACCCTAGTGTTGTTCATTTTGGTCTACACTTTACTTTGGCTTACGGATTTTAGCGATGAAATATAATATTGGAGATGAAGTCTATTGGAATGATCCAGACGACAACATTCTTTCTGGGTATTATATTATTAAAGCAGTATCTTGCTATCTTCCTGTTGTTTATGTAATTGGTGAAGGAACAGAAGTTTTTGAGTGGGAGTTATCGTAATGGAAAATTCTAATGTTGTAATCCCGACAGAAATTACCAACTATACTAGAACAGATTATGAGTTGGAAGTCTTTTGGTTGTTTTGTATCCTTGTTGCTGGTAAAAATAGTGATACAACCAGCAGGGTATTAGCAAAATTTTTGAATGAATTACCAGAAGATCAAACTCCGTTTGAAGGTATTAGAGAATTAGGTGAGGATGGATTACATAATCTTCTTGTCAGTCATAGGGTTGGGCAGTATAATAGGATAACAAAAGCAATATGGCAGAGTCTTGATTTAGACCTACGCAATTGCACCCGTGATGATTTGATGAATATTTACGGAGTTAGTCATAAAACTAGCAGGTTTTTCTTACTGCATAGTAGAGAATTTTGTGAAGAAATTGTCTTAGATACACACATTTTACGATGGATGAAAGATCATTGTCATATAGTCGGAGTGCCAGATAATACTCCACAGAATAAAGACAAATATGAATATTTAGCCAGTTTATGTCGAGACTTAATGCAAAATTATTATCCCGGTATGAATTTGGCTCAGGTAGATTTGCTCATCTGGACTATGATGAGTGGAAGGTTGGATTAGTTTTACTTTTAACAGAAAGAAGATGATAAGATATGGGTAATAAGAGTTATTTTCTCGTTGCTGCTTTTGCTAGTTTTTGCTTGAGCGTAGGAGTATGGTTTCTTGGCACAGCAGATGTTGCTAAGGAACAAGGAATCTTTATTGGATTGTGGGTTCCTAGTATTCTTGGTTTAGGGAGTTATTTTAATAATGAGTGATTTCGCAATTTTTGTTTGCGGAGTAGTGATTACCCTCATCGCTGGGATGGGGGTAATTACTTCTCAAGTGTTTTTGGGGTATAAAAAGTTTATGGAGCAAGAAAAGGATGAGCCAGAACCAAACCCAGAAACTATTTAAATGAATGATGCAATTATAATCAGTGATACTCATTTAGGAAGCGATGTTTGCGAAGTTAAGCAACTTCATGCTTTTTTAGAGTTAGCTTGGAATAAAACAAACAAGATTATAATTAACGGTGATTTTTTTGATAATCTAGATTTTAGAAGATTAAAGAAAAGTCATTGGAAAGTATTGTCTTTATTGCGTCGAATGAGCAAATATGTTGATATTGTTTGGATAAGAGGAAACCATGACGGCGATGCAGAGATTATCTCTCACTTAATAGGATTAGACTTTAAAGATGAGTATATTTTTACCAGCGGAGATAAAAGTATTCTTTGCCTTCATGGCGATAGGTTTGATGATTTTATTTATAAGTATCCTAAAACAACAAAGATAGCAGATTTAATTTATAGAACTATCCAAAGAGTGGACAAGAGATTCTTACCTAAATTTATTAAGCAAAGATCAAAAATCTATCTTAGATGTAATGAGAATATGATTAATAGTTCCAGAAAATACGCAAAGGAAAAAGGTGTTGACATAGTTTGTCTTGGGCATACTCACTATCCTACTATTGACAAAAATGATAGCGTATGGTACTATAACAGTGGTTGCTGGACAGAGAAGCATTGTTCTTATCTAGCCATTAAAGATGGCGTTGTTGAACTAGAGTATTTTAAATGAACGAAGAATTACCAGACGTTGAACCACCTTGGTTCAGTATGCCAACAGAAGGTGAATATAGTGATGATCTTGAAGATGGTACTCCTTACGATATAGGGTACAAAGTAGACGAGGCTTATATGGAATAGCAAAACATTCAAGATTAGCCTTGACAATCCCGATAACTATGGTATAATGAATTGCTGACAGCACATCAAAATCTTCACTAGGACTATAGAATGAAAGACCGATTTGATCTTGAAAACGAAATTATGCGAACGGCTAATTATGCTGATGATCTCCGCACTATTACAGAAAATATGATTAATGATTCTGTAGACGGTAATGTAAATGTTGATAAGTATTTTAATGCCATAGAAGGAGTTTCGTGTTTAATTGAAATGCATAGCAATAAAATGTTCGATACTATGAGCCAGTGTTTTAAACTTGATAACTATAAGGAGTCAGTATGACAGATACTATTGATTTTAATACCGAAGTTCTTGCTTTCGTTGAAAAAACTTATGGACAAAAGGTAGCCAAAAAAATTGTTCTTAAAAAGAATAGCGAAGTTGTTGATAGAATTCTACTAGATTCTAAGAATAAGAGTTATAGTGCAGAGAAAACGGGAAATAAACTAATCGCTATGCTAAGGATCAACCCGTGAAAAAGAAAAGCAATAAAGAATTGAGAGAGGCTAAAATCCGAGCGATGCAGCATATGTTCTATGAAGATGTGTGCATTTATATGATGGAAGAATATAGTCCTCGTACTTGCAGATTATTTTTCGATAGTCCTATCGCTGGTGATATTGTTGATCTGGTTAATGAATACTTTTGGGGAGGTAATACCGTACAATTTACCGCTGGACAAGTTGCCGACCTATTAAAAAGCAAATACCCTAAAAAGAAATGACAGAACTTTTTATCACAATAGCACTTATTTTAGCAATAGAAATAGGATTTCACGCATATTTTAGTAGGCATGACAGATGAATATTACAGAACAAATATTACAGAAACAAATTGCTCAAATAGTTAAACTATGTAATGAAAAAATTTACGATCAAAAACAACATGAGGCATCTGCCGGATATGGAGAAGATTATACTGATGGTAGAATAGTAGGGGCTGCTGCATTAGCTAGAAGAATATTATCCGTAGTTAGAGGAAAATAATGTTAAAACCTCAATATATTGTAACAATATCATCCGCCTATAAAGGATTTGTTGAAGAAAAAATGGTTTTCGGCCCATTTGACAGCATAGAAGATATCAGAGAGTGGCTAAAAGATAAATACAACAATAGTAAATATATAATAGACATTAATCCACTTAATCAACCACACAAATGAAAGGTGTATAGTATGGGTATCCTGCCTTAAAATCCCACCAACATAAGGAACTATTATGATACTCATAACTGTAGCAAGAACACTATTTTATCAGTTTTTTCTTTTATTTATAGGAATTTCAATAGGATTTATTTGTAACGCAGAATGGATCGGGTGGAAATCAAATCTAATAACAAGATCGTATACAAATATATTCAATCCTGTAGAATTTGATGAACAAATCTGCCAAAAGGTTAAAAACTGGGGAGCGACTAGAATTTGGGCAGAACTTGGCAGGCCCAAAAATTTTGAAGTAATTGAGGACGCTATTGCAGCAGAAGAATTTTATATCGGTAAATTTAAATATACAGACATAGAAACTGGACAAACTAAAACAGAGATATTATCATACAGAGTAAGATGGAAGCCTTGGGAATATTATTGGGAAAACCCACAACCATCAACAGATGAAGAACTTTGGGACTATATTGAAAATGGAACCTTAAACAGTAAAGAAACAGATAAGGCTTTAAGACTAAGACAAGAAAAATTACTACAACAAAGGAAAGAGAAAAAAGATGAAAAGAAAAATGGTAGTGCTGGGCCTCGCGTTTATGCTGGGCTTGTGTTGTAAAATTTCATATGGAGATAATTACTATTATTATTCGCCTCCACCTACAATTAACTATCCTATAGTTCAATTCCCAATTAATCCCTATAGAACCTATTCAACATATTATATTCCAAGAATTAGATATGAATGGATTCCTGTTTATAAGCAAGTATTAATTAAGAAAGAAAGACTATACGGATTTTCTTGGTTAAGACAACCAGAATATCAAACTATTATCGAATGGCAATTTGTTCCAGTTACTAGATATTAAAGGATTATTAATATGGATAGAGATATTTGTAGTATGCTTTTCCAGCAAATCGAAAAACCTAAAAATTTTGAACTATGTAAAGCGATAAATGTTTATGACAATAAATATAGAATAAATGTATATACTAGAATTTACGACGAAGTATATGACTTAGAAAAGAAACGTATTACACATAGTTATTTCGCTAAATTAAATGGAGACAAATTGGAGTTGTTAGCGTAATGAGTTTTGGTGTTGTGCTATTGACAATCATATGTCTTTTGTTTACAATAGGCATTGTAAGCACTGTGGTTTCGATCATTTATGAAAAAGAATTAAATAAGCAATATGTTCCAACCCAACCGACTCGCTCAGTGGTTAAACCATTGATAAAAAACAAAGAGTTGGCAACTGATATTGCTGATGATTATTTTTCTGAATTTGATTTTGATAATGTAATTGTTTCCGACCAGGAATTTTATTATGAGAAAATGGATATCCACAAGATATCATCTGCCAGATGAAGGTCAAAAAATTTATTATTTCTGTGATTTCTTAGGTATATTTAGGGGTGAGTATCATTTAGAGAAAACAAGAGTTGCTATTGCTCTAAGTCCTCATACTTTTATTAGTAATCACGGAAAACTAGATAGTGATGAAGTTACATACTGGATGCCATATGATCATGCTTTTAGAGACATGATTCCTTTACCTCCAGATTATAAAAAAATTGACATTCATCACTCACAGTCTATGATAAATAGTGGTTTAGACTTAAACTTCGATGAAGTGGAAATTCCGCAACAACACAGACAAATGAAATTTAATTATGAAATAGCAGGAGATATTAAATGAATAGATTTATTAGGGCATTAGAGGCAAAATATCAAGCAAATATTGAAGAAGCATTAGCTACAATTGATTTGTATCTAAATAAATCCGTTGGAGTTGGTGAACATCCAGATATTTTAGACGTTCTAGATAAATACGTCGCTCTACTAGATGAAAATAAATCTAAGATAGAAACATTAAGGTCTTTATTCCTTCCTTTAGATGAAACTGCAAATAGTGCTTCATCAGATCAAAAATAATTTTCAATTTAATATTGTTGTATTAATAATCTGTTTTGTTCTAGGGTATGTGGTAGCAATACTACTGCCCTAGACTTGACATTGTTTAGAACTTATGTTATACTCCTAACAGGAGAACTACATGAAACAGGAACATATTGATTTAATTGATGAATGGTGCAATGTATTGGAAATTAAAACCAACAAAGATATTTCATACAGAAACAGAACATATTTCTGGTTTAAGATTAATAAGAAATATACTAAAATAGTTAAGGTTGATGGTTGGGATCAACAAGAAAGTGTTCACGCTTTTGTTGACAACAAAACACTTGATGTGTATAAAGCAGCAACTTGGAAAGCACCTTTTAAAGATGCTAGGTATAATTTGTCTACTAGTTTTAATGAATTACTAAATGACTGCGAATGGACAGGTGGTTACTTATACAAAAGTGGAGTTAAAAAAGTAAAGGCTTATGGTTGCTAGTAAAAGAAAAAAAGAAATTCTGTATTTAGAAAAAAAACAAAACATTAAGAAACTTCTTGAATCTTTAGGGTATGAGAATATACTAAGATATATGATCGAAGATTTAGATAATATTGAAGATGTTAATAACACGCAAAGTATGTATCTTTTTCAACTTATTTCTGCACTAGAAAATGCCTTAGAGATATATCCAAGAATTCAAAATGCCTAAAGAAACTAAACCATTAAAATATCTGTCTGTTTTACCAGAAAAGAAAAAACAGATAGCTAATATCTATAAAGATTATCAAGTTACAGAACACATAGAAGAACTTTATGATTTAATAGATTATCAAATGAAACTAATTAGTGATCAACGTAGACAAATCGTTGCAGACAAACATAAGGATGCTTGGAAACATTACTATAAATCCTTAGATGAATATAATGAATCTGAGAGAAGATATTTTACAGAAGAAGAACTAAAAGCGAGGAAATGCTAGATGAAATGGTCGCTTATTAAAAGTTGGGCTAAAGATCATGGATACACTAGTTTCAGAGAAAAAACTGATAGAGTTGACAATCCTAATGAATATGATTACTATTGGGGTAAGACAGATGATCCTTCTGTAACTGGATGTGCAATCAGCGTAAGCAAACTTGCTACAGACATTTATAATCATATGACAGATAATAAGTTTGTAGAACATCAGGAAAGATATAGACAACAAATGGCAAACGAGGATATAAGTCGTGATGCATTGTCAGAAGGATGGTAAAAGATTCAAGATAACCAATATACCAATAACATTAGGAAGTTTACTAGCATCAGTAATTAGTGCTATTGCTGGATATATTGCTGTTTATTTTTTTAAGCCTTTATGGGCAAAACTTATTAAGTGGTGGAATAAATGAATGTTAAACTAATTAGCGTGACTCCAGACGCAGAAAAACACATGGCATATTGTGCTAGGGTGTCAAACCCGATGGGGCAGGATCGAGATGATTATGCTAAATTATTAAAATACTGCATTGATCATGGTCATTGGTCAATTTTTGAAATGGCAAATATGGTTCTTGAAATAAATACTACAAGAGGTATTGCAGCACAAATACTTCGTCATCGTAGTTTTAGTTTTCAAGAGTTTAGTCAGAGATATGCAGATACAAACTTGCTGACAGAAGATATTCCTCCTATTGACATTCGTAGACAAGACGTTAAAAATAGACAGAACAGTATAGATGACTTTGAAGAAAGTGACAAAAAGACTTTCAAAGAAATAATTCATAATCATTTTATGGCTAGTCAACACTTGTATCAAACATTACTTGACGGAGGTGTTGCAAAAGAATGTGCAAGATTTGTTCTACCTTTAGCAACTCCTACAAGAATGTATATGAATGGGACTATAAGATCGTGGATACATTACATTAATCTTAGGGAAAGTAATGGAACACAAAAAGAACATATGAATATTGCTAAAGAGTGCAAGAAGATATTTTGCGAACAATTTCCAACAATAGCGGAAGCACTAGGTGGAGCAGAAAAAGATTGGAGTTGACAATCTGGTTTTGCCGATATATAATTGGAACACAGGAGCAAAACTATGACTAAACTCGGACTCTGCTGCATATCTCTCGACCTGCAAGAACTTGACGAACCACTCAAGTTCCAGACTATGACATATAAACGGTTTAGCCAACTAGACCGTAGCGAAGCATTGTCTATATTAGGCGACCGTATCTTAAATAATATGCTTGTGACAAATGCTACTATTCAGCATTGTGCAGATAACGATATGTGCTATCGTATTAGTAGTGATCTATTCCCACTAATGACATATCAAGCAGCAAATATTGAGTGGGAAGAACTACCTAACTACGATCAGATTGATGAATCATTTGATCTCATTTACGAGACTATACAATCTACCAATATTCGTATATCTGCCCATCCTAGTGAGTTCAATGTATTAGCATCTACTAATACTGATGCAGTTGACAGAACCGTTACAGAACTAAATTTTTACAGTAGTTTCCTTGACAGGATTGGTTGTCCTGCCGATTATAATTCGCCCATGAATTTACATATCAATAATCGACAAGGAAGTAACGATGAGGTTGTTAACAGATTTATGCGGAATTACGATAGACTTGACGATAATTGCCGCAATCGTCTTGTTATCGAAAATGATGATAAACTTAATTGCTGGTCTGTTAAGCAGTTAATAGAAGATTTCTACCCCAAGACCCATATACCTATAACCTTCGACTATCTGCATCATGCTTGTCATCCTGACGGTTGGACAGAGCAACAGGCTATAAGATTTTGTTATTTGACTTGGCCTACAAAACCCCTGTTTCATTATAGCGAAAATATACCCGATCATCCAAACCCACGCAAACACGCAGATTATGCGTCAAAACCTTTCAATACTTATGGATTAGACTTTGATGTAGATATGGAACTAAAAATGAAAGACAAAGCCATAGCAGCATACCTAGAAGGTGTATTAGTATGAGCGGATGGTTAATTGCATTGACTGGGATTATTTACCTTTATGTCTCAATTGAACAATTATATAACCATAAGAATGTTGGAATGTTTATAGCATATCTTGGTTATGCCTTTTCTAATATTGGATTATATTTACTAGCATCAAAATAGGGAGATTCAGATGAAAGAACCTACAAGATATTCTATGACTACCGGATTGCCAGTAACTAAAGAAGTAAATTCTTATCCTCTTAAAAGTGCAGAACAATCATTTTGGGATTTTATATCAAAGCATGAACAAGCCAGACAAGATTGGCATAACAAAGCAAAAAATAATGAAGATAATAAAGAGGGCGATCAAACTTAGTTACGATAGATTTAAACCCAATCCTTATCAACGAAGATATCATTTTGCTATTGCTTTTGATGTAAATAAGCCAATTGCTATTGCACAAAATAATCCAATAAAAATAAACCATAAGGCTTACAAAATAGGACAAAGATTTAATATCTCACAATATAAGGAATATCCATACTCTCATGCTGAATCTCATCTTGTATCTAAATTACTTGATACATATAATACCATTCGTTCTGATTGGTCACTTGTTGTACTCCGTATTAATAGACAGGGCAAAATACTACTAAGTAAACCTTGCGATAATTGTCAAAGAATTTTAGATTCTGTAGGATTAAAAAAAGTATATTGGAGCATAGATAGAAATACTTTTGCATTTAACAATAAGATTATTTCTTTAAGGAATATTTATGAGTAAAATATTAGTCACTGGTGGAACTGGATTGCTAGGTAGTGCATTAAAACAATTTTTACATGATGCTATTTTTGTATCATCAGTAGACTGTAATCTTTATGATTTTGACGATACATTTAGAATGTTAAAACAATACAAGCCCAATACTGTTATTCATTTAGCGGCAGAGGTCGGTGGTTTGTTTAAGAACATGAACGACAATGAGGGTATGCTAAACAGAAACCTTATTATGAACACAAACATAATAAAATCATGCTTATATGAGAATGTAACAAAATTTATTGGCTGTTTATCTACTTGTATATTTCCTGCTACAGTTCAGTATCCAATCACAGAGGATATGCTACATGATGGAGAACCGCATGAATCAAACTATGGATATGCTTATGCAAAAAGAATGATGGAGGTTCAATGTAGATCAATTAGAGATCAATACGGATACTCATATAACTGCATCATCCCTACTAATATTTATGGCACACATGATAATTATAGCCTTAAAGATGGTCATGTAATACCTTCATTAATTCATAAAGCATATTTAGCTAAAAAAAATGATACCGATTTCTCTGTTGCTGGAAGCGGAAAACCATTAAGACAATTTATATACGCTAAAGATTTATCAAATATTATATCAAAATTAATTGTTTTGGAATCATTGAAAAGCCCTATAATTATAGCAGATAAAATAGAATATAGTATTTATGAAGTATCATATATGATATCTGAATATTTTGGTATTTCTGATCGTCTTGTGTTTGATACCAATTTATCAGATGGTCAATATAAAAAAACAGCAGATAATTCACGTCTTATTGAGACTATAGGTGATTTTACTTTTACGCCATTAAAACAGGGTCTTAAAGAAACTATAGATTGGTTTGTTGAAAATTACGACAAAGCCAGAAAATAATTGAAGTAATGTCTTGACAAACGCCGATACTAGTGATATACTAGAGGAAATCAATCTTTCACAGGAGACTAAATGATGCCGAAGGGCAAGAAAACTTGCGACAATTGCGGAACCATGACAGGCCCAAGGGCATATATGTGTTCTAATTGCAATACTCCTTTTACTTTTGCTGTTCAAAGCAAGGAAAGGAAAAATACTAGAGTTATTCGTAACTTTGATTGGCGTGAACTAGAAACCGGAGACAAGATTAAAACTAGTGGAGGCCCATATTATGTTAAGGGTGGAGAATTTATCCCTATGGGTTATAGAGGTAGATTTACCGTAGTAAGTTTAGATGATAATGGTATTGTTGCCTATAGCGATAAGGGTGGATATTGCCATATCTATATGGGTAAAGATATTCAATGCCCAGAAACAAAGGTATGGAAAACAAAACATAAGTTGGCTAAACTAAAGCCTAAAACTCCAAAGATTAAGGTGTAAAATATAATAATCTATTTTCATTGGAGATATTATGCCCCCTAAAAAACACAAAGATAAAGACAGCGTAAGGACTATTGAAACGCCAAGTGCTTTTGGCAGTCATTCTAGTATGCTGGTAGATATTGATGAAATTGCAAAAAATCATAATGTTCCATCAGATAAGGTTATATGTCAAGACGAAAGAGGATATTATGTAACCTATAAAAATAGGATTGATAATGGTCTGGCTGACCCTTGCAGATATGCTTGTCCATTATGCAGGTTTAGTAACTTAAACATTGTCTTTGCTAGTTGGGATATCGTCAAAAAATAACTAAAGACTTGACAACCAACTGCCGATAGATTATACTAATACAGTACGGGTTTGGTTTTTTGTGGCGAATCAGACCCTTTGGTTTTAGGATGCCACGCTTTAAAAGGGTTTATTTTATGGCAACTTCGACTATGACGAAGCAGGATCGTGTGGTTAACTATCTTACCAAGGGACGAACCTTGAGTCAGGATAGTGCTTATAGTATGTTTGAAGTAGGTAATCTTCGGGCTACTATTAGCGACGTTAAGCCGATGCTTCATACGAAGGGTTTTGATGTTGTGCGTACAACTGGCAGGCACGGCGAAACTCGCTATGGTGTTACTCGTCGCCAGACTAGACGACGATAATTTAAATGGTCTTAGACTAATAATCTAAGGCCAAAAGCCCACATAGTATAATGGTTATTACAGTTGATTTGTAATCATCGGATGGGGGTTCGATTCCCTCTGCGGGCTTTACGGGGTGGTGTAACGGTAGCACAAAGGATTTTGGTTCCTTTTGTCGGGGTTCAAATCCCTGCCCCGTAGTTTTGCCCTGTAGTTCAACGGTAGAACAAGCGGCTGTTAACCGCTGGGTTATAGGTTCAAATCCTATCGGGGCAGTTAGACTAAAGGAAACACTTGACAGTTGACGATAAGTATGTTAGAATGAGATAACAACACGGGGCGTTCATCTAATGGTCAAAGATGCTACTCTTATAAGGTAGTCAAGAAAGTTCGATTCTTTCACGCCCTACTTATGCCCTCATAACTCAATTGGTTAGAGTAGCGGTCTTTTAAACCGTAAGTTCTAGGTTCGAGTCCTAGTGGGGGTACTGTTAATGTTCGATAGTTTATAACTAGGAGTTTTTAAATGAGTGATTTTGAGTGGGAATATTTAGATCATTCAGAACACACTGATGATACAGAAGATACTTTTATTAATGATGAAAATGAATATCTTTATGATAGTCATAATAATCTAACAGAATGGCACTGTTATTACTCAGATATCGCTCCAGAAGAAATTGAATATTAATGCAAGAATTAATCAACAGAAGAACAGAAAACGGACAATGGATGCAGGGTTGTGAACACACAACATCTCTTCTCAACAAAAAGGTTAGAAATAAAGTAATATTCGATGCAATAGAATCTCTAATTAAAATAGAAAAACAGTTCGATACTATTGCTTGTTGTGGTACAAGCGGATTGCTGGTTGTTCCTCAAATCTCAGAAATTCTCAAGAAAAATATTCTGGTTGTCAGGAAAAGAAATGAGCAAAGATATTCTCCTTTTGCTTATGAAGGGGCAGTTCCAGAAAACTATATTATTGTTGATGATTTAATTTGTAGCGGCAAAACTGTAAAGCATATCATTAAGACTATTAACGAAGATTGTACTAGAGCAAAATGCTTAGGTGTTTATGTCTTTTTTAAAGATAAGTGCGCATACAAAGCAGACAATTCTTTGTGCAAAAAAGATCTAGGGATAGAATACTTATGAAAATTAACAATGATCCTAAATTAGATTTTGATGACGTATTACTGGTTCCGCAAAGAAGCAGGGCAGCATCAAGAAAAGAAGTGGAATTAAATAGAAATTTTTCTTTCTATCATTCTAATAGGGTGTGGAAAGGGATTCCTATTTTTGCTGCAAATATGGATACTACTGGTACTGTTGATATATCTAATACTTTAATGAGATATCAAATGCCAACCTGTCTTCATAAGCACTATTCAAAAGAACAATATCCAGACCTTATCTGGAATCAAGACCTTCAATGGTTTAGTATGGGTATTAAACAGGATGATCTTGACAAACTCACCTATTGCTGTAAAACAAATCATAGGATTCCTAATATTTGCATTGATGTTGCCAATGGATATACAGACGATTTTGTAAATTTTTGTGCTAAAGTTAGAAAAGAACTTGGAGATGAACCAGTTATTATGGCTGGTAATGTATGTACTCCAGAAATGGTTCAAGAAATTATTCTGCATGGTGGCGTAGACATTGTTAAAGTAGGAATTGGCCCCGGTAGTGCTTGTACCACCAGATTAAAAACAGGTTGTGGCTACCCACAATTATCTGCCATTATTGAATGTAGTCATGCTGCTCATGGATTAAAAAGTGGTAAAGGTAAATTAGGGCTGGTTTGTGCTGATGGCGGTTGTAGAACTCCATCAGATATTTGCAAGGCTTTTGCTGCGGGTGCAGATTTTGTTATGCTTGGCGGGATGCTTGCTGGTACAGAAGAATGTGAGGGTGAGTGGCAGTACGAATATAAGTGTTCTGTCAGAAATAAAGATGGTTCAGAATGGTGGCAAAGTAGTGACCCCGGTTATCCAACTGACAAAAGAAAAGTTTCATTAAAATTTTATGGTATGTCATCTCATAATGCTCAGAATAAATATGGTGGTGTAAAAGATTATAGAGCAAGTGAAGGGAGGACTAAAACTATTCCCTACAAAGGTAGTGCTTCTGTTGTTGTTGAAGATATTCTTGGTGGATTAAGAAGTGCATGTGCCTATATTGGATCAACTTGTTTAAAAGATATGAATAAGTGTGCAGAATTTAATGTAGTAAATAGAACTCATTTTGATCAGAGTTTATAGGGGGCGTAAAGGTTTCGACAGGTAAATAGAAGTGTAGATTGCATCGACTGGTTGATCTAAAGGCCAGTTTAAAAATAGATCAAAGTTTCAATTGCCGATACTTCTGTATTAGCACTCGCTGCTTAGTGAGAGGGGTTGCATAAACCTTTTTACCCAATTATGCTGACTCCGATAATCGGATAGGGTTGTCCTACCTAAATTAAGAAGGTCGATGAGCGTAAGCGTTCTGACATTTGGAAAGACAAATAGTTTTGTCTATAGTATTAATAACAATAGACTAACGATGTAGAAGTTTATATGTAATTTATACTGGACAGGGGTTCGACTCCCCTCGCCTCCACTTTTGCCGGAATGGTGTATCTAATCTAAAGAAAGGTTGGGTGCATTATGTTAATAAAAAAATCTGTTGAGCATTTAGATCAAAATAATATGGGTTATTGGGAGCATTTGCGATTTGCTTCCTCTCATGGTATTAGGTGTATCAAAGCGGGCGTTCTTTTAATCCTTCATTCTATCATCCCCGCTTTGTTCCCTAAAACTGGATCAATACTAGTAAATAAATTAAACAAAGATTTTACTGAACATAATGATTGGTTAATGTTAAAAGCTAAAATGGAAGTCTTTAAAAATATATACAAATCAAATGAGTGAAAAAACACAAATAAAAATTCTACAACTAGAGTTAAGAAAACAAGAAGTTATTGCACAAAATCTCGAAAAGAAAATAGGTAGATACGAAAAGGCAAACAGTATCGTTAAGAATACTATTGCTCAACAGGAAATTGATGATATAAAAACAGAACTAGAAACAGCAAGACTACAAAAAGCAATTTTGTCATCAAAAATAGAATTGCTCAAAGACTAAAGATTCCCCTTGACAGCCGCCGATAGATAGGATATACTTGGGGAAACACAGGAGGACTACAATGAGTTTTGAGTATGTTTGGGGAATGGTGCGTGATCTTCGGGCTACCAGTAGCACAATTGACAAGCAAGGCATTATAGAAGATTATTGCAATCATGGTAGTGAGGCAGCAGAATTTACCAAAAGCATTTTGCTCTATACTTATCATCCGTTGTGGCAATATAATGTCACCAGCGACAATATCAAGAAAAAGAAATCTCTGTGCGGAGAAAGATACGATACGATTTTTGATCTGCTCAACGCATTAAAAAATAGAGATATTACTGGTCACGATGCTATTGGTGCAGTCAATACTTTTATTGACAGTTATCCAGATTATGAAGAACTCATCTTGTGCATCATAGATAAAGACCTAAAGACTAGGGCTGGAGACAAAATAATAAACAAGGCTATTCCAAACCATATTCCAGAGTTTAGTGTAGCCTTGGCAGATAAATATGAACCTAAACTTGTAGACTGGAAAGATGAATGGTATGTATCTCGTAAACTTGATGGCGTTAGATGCTTGTGTGTTGTTGATAATAGTGGTAATCCTACTTTCTATTCCAGAACAGGCAAAGAATTTTATACCCTTGGCGTTGTTGCCGATGGTATTACCAGTCTTTGTTTATCTGGTGTTGTATTTGATGGGGAGTTGTGCCTGCTAGATGAAGATGGTAATGAAGATTTTCAAGGCATAATGAAACAACTTAAAAAGAAAGACCATACAATACCCAATCCCTCATATAAAATCTTTGATGTAATGTCTCTGGATGATTTTAATAACAAGAAGGGTACGACTCCGTTATCTAAAAGATTGAGTCATCTTGAAAGATATATGCAGAACAATGAGTGTCCTTGTTTAACTATTCTAGAACAAGAACACATTCTAGATGATGACCATTTTCAAGAATGGGTACATAAAGCAGACTCTAATGGTTGGGAAGGCGTTATGCTGCGTAAGAACGCTCCATATAAAGGAAAGAGGTCGAAAGACCTTTTGAAAGTAAAAACCTTTCACGATGCAGAATACGAGGTCTTGGACGTAGAAATGGGGCCGTTTAGATATGTGAAGGATGGTGCAGAATGTGAGGAGGATATGTTGAGTTGTGTTTATATCTCCCACAAAGATCACCTTGTCAGAGTAGGTAGTGGATTTACTATAGAAGAAAGACAGAATTTTTACAAAGATAAGACTAGGATATTGGGTAAGGTAATTCAAGTACAGTATTTTGAAGAGACTAAAAACCAAGATGGCGGCATTAGTCTTAGATTTCCAACCTTTAAATATTTATATGGAGATGCCCGAACTGTATGAGGACAACATTAATACTAGCGGGAATATACAATATAGTTTGGGGATTTTTTGCTATATTTTTTACTGAACTTAGTTTTAGCATGGTTGGAATGAAGCAACCATTATATCCTGAGTTTTGGCAATGTATAGGTATGATAGTTGGTGTATATGGCATAGGATACCTTATAGCATCATCTGATCCAATCAAACATTGGCCTATCACATTAGTTGGATTAATAGGAAAGATACTTGGGCCTATAGGTTTTGCTGGAGCAATAATACAAGATAAATTGCCTATAGAGTTTGGATGGAATATTATAACCAATGATATAGTTTGGTGGATACCATTTTCTTGCATTCTATGTAAAGCATACAAGAAGTGAATAAAATTATTAAATATTCTGTAAAAGATTATCCCTTTATAGATTTAATACAAAAGCTATTTAATAGTCAAAATTTATCTGAATTACATACTCAAGATGATACAAATTATCCTATTTTTGAAGTATCAAAAGATTCTAGTACTGTTTTTCATAAAATATTTTATGATCAAATGCGAAGCGGGTGGGATGCATTTATAGAGACTTATAAGAATTTTATTGCTAATATTGTAAGGCCATATATAAACGAAGATATTATTTATCAAAAATGGCCGACTTTTAGAGTTCATTTACCTAATAATTTAGCGGTTGGTGCTTGGCATACAGATACAGAATTTAATCATCCAGAAGGAGAAATTAATTTTATATTGCCTATTACTAGAATGTTTGAGAGTAATACCGTCATCCTTGAAAGTGAACCGGGATTGAGGGACTTTAAGCAAATAGAACTTGAACCGGGGGAACTTTTTATTTTTAACGGAAACAAGTGTATGCATGGTAATCTTCCTAATAGGACTGGAAGTACACGAATTAGTTTAGATTTTAGAGTCCTAAAAAATTCCGACTATAATTCAGAAAAAAACAAAAGTTCAATTACTACCAACACTAAATTTGTCATAGGCGACTATTACGAACAGTTATACTAATGTCAATATCAATAGAAAATTTTTATATACAAAATCCACATATAGATTCAGATTTTGATGAGCATTTTTATGCAAGTGCTTATCCTTCGACCGAAAATTTTTACCAACCATATTGCTATGACAATAATATTTCTGATAGACACAGATTGTTTTTTCATTACATCCAATACGGCAAGCATAGTAATGCAAAAAAATCTGGAAAAGCATTATATGTTAAACCAGTAAATGGTCTAGGAAATAGGTTGCTACAAATAGATTCTGCCTATGCTTTTATGAAGGAGTATGATTTTGATATCTTGAAAATATGCTGGGTCAAAGGAGAGGGTTTTTCAGACGAAACTTTTGCAGAGTTATTTGATATTACTAGACTAGATCGTAAAGTTAATTTTATAACAGAAGCGGAGTATTCTGAGGCATCAAAAAAACATATTAAGCTGGAAGAATATTTTCATCAAGATCCTAAAACATTAGAATATATATGGAACGATATAAATAGAGAAGATTTTTTTCAACAGATAATTAGCTCTAGCTTTTGTTTAAATTCGTTTGCGTCATTGGACTGGATTTTTGGATTGAGCTTGAAATACAGATATCAATTTCTACAAACTTATTTAGGTGCATCCCAACAATTGCAAGAAATAATAGATTCTTATGCTATAGACGATACTTTTATAGGATTACATATCAGAGAAGGAGATGCTATAATCGGGCCTTGGGCTGAACACTACAAGGAATCAAAGGATGAATACTACGATGCTGTAATTAAAATGCACGATAAGATTTTTCTTTCCACTGATAGCAAAGATAAGCAAGACACGCTTACAAAAAAATATCCAACTAAAATAAAATGCATTGATAAAGATTTTGTAGATACCAAAACTACTATACACGACAATAAAGGATTACAAGCAGAAGCGGTGGTGGATATGATATTATTATCCCAAACCTCTAGAATATATGGCACTAACTGGAGTACTTTTAATGAAGTTGCTTCAATTGTTGGTAGTTGTCCTAGAATACTGCTAACAAAAGAAACTATGTCCAAATTTTCTTTTGATTGTAGGAGGGAATATAGTGTCATTACTGCTGTTAAGAATAGATTCCCAGTACTTCTAGCATCTATATCGTCTTGGCTGGTTCAAGAAGAGATTAAAGAAATAGTAATTGTTGATTATGATTCTGATGATTTTGACCATGACCGCATGAAATCATTAGATGATAGAATTACAATTGTTAGCGTAAAAGATAAGCCATATTTTAATCAATCTAATGCTTACAATATTGCTATACAAAATTGTTCATACGACAATATACTTAAATTAGATGTAGATTATTTTCTAAATCCATACTAT